TCGCCGAAGGGTCGCCACTTCGGGTGCAGGCTAACAGAGACGCCGTGTCTCGGTACTTGGAGAGCCCGGAGCACCGCGACATGGTGCGGGCTACACTCTCCGGCACCCCCACCGCGGACCCGCTGGCCGGCCTTACCTCTTACGACCGGGGGGATTTGGTGACATTTGTCGGAACCTCCGACTTGCGTGAGGTAGAGTACGCAACAAGATCGGCAGACGGGCGGTGGCAGATTAAGCTGGCAGACTCAGCCGAATTGTTTGACGAAGACAGGCTGACTCCGGCATTCAGACCCAAGCAGGTGACCCTGCCTGCAACCGTGTACGACGAACTTGATACCTATTGGATCCCAGCAATTGCAAGAGCGAGGGAAGAAGCCGTCGATGCGGGGTGGAACGTTCCGGTGTGGCGGGACCCTTACACCGAATACGCCCCCAGACAAAAGTCCGACGTTGCCCGCTCTTCGGAGATAGCCATTGGGCAAACGCCGCAGGCCTGGGCTCGTGCCCGACACGGCGTTGCGGAGGCCTTGCAGGTACCGGGTGCTCGCGAGTTGTTGTACTCCAATTTCCGCGAAGGCACAGTAGGCATCCGCAAGCTGTACATGGATGAGGCCTACGAACAAATCGCCACGAAGTACCGGCCTCCAAGCCAAGGCGGGTCGCTGGTCACCGAGCCCACCAGCGACAGCCCCTCCACTCTGTTGCCGACGGGTAAACAATACCCGGTTGGCCGACGCCATGCCGAAGACCTTGCCGACCAGATCGGTATGGATCCTGATGAGTTTTGGGCCGAGATCTGGAAGCTTGCCGAGAACGATATACCCGACCGTTTGACCGGCATATACGATGCTGCCACCGGCCACATCGGAGTGCTGGACAAAGCCCGCTGGGACGGAGTGTCGCGTTTGCCTCCGCCGACAGGGTTGCTGCGGGCTGGCCGGATTCTGCCGACGGATACCGAGGTGAAACTCCTTGGCGGAGGGTACACGAATTCCGCAGGCGTGCTGCAGTCCCTGAACATGGCTCCGACTGCCGAAGGAGCGACCTACGTAGACGCCGCCATAAACGGGCTGCGAAAATCCCCCGAGTACCGAGCCGCCAGCATCGAATCTCTGCGAGCTGTAGACGTTCCGGTGGGTGCCGGTGATGTGCTGTACCGCCCGCTGGGCTTCGAACCCGTTCCCGCAGCGTCCGGGACAGCCGGCGTTGAGGATTGGGTACGCCGCGTTCAGCCCAGCCCGCAAGGCGACGTTTGGCGGGAGGTTCCCGAGAAGTTTGCATTCCCCGGCACGATGGAGTTTGCGATCTTTGAGCGAGCGTTCTCCCGGTTTGTGGACAGGCAAAACCGTTTGGGGGTGCCCGTCACGCCGGGCGCTAACGCCACCCAATTCATCCTCGGCAACCGAGCGATGTTCAATCAGCACATCGGTCCTGTCGCAAAACCTGCTCCCGGGGCGGTATCTCCGGTACCTCCGGGAGTGTATCTGGAGTTTGCCCCCGGGCCCAATGGGCTGGCGGTGCCAGTGTCAACGATGTGGACTCCAGCAGGGACGACGCGTGTTCCGTGGGCACGAGTCCCCACTTCGTTTGACCCGGCCTATCCGGGGTTTGCCAGTTGGGCTACCGCCAACGGGGTGGACCTTACAGACCCCGATATGATCCAGATGCAGGCAAGGATAGACCGCGGTGCGGCCCCGGGAGTCACGCCGGCCCCGGACGACGTTGCGTACTACGGCACCCATCGGCGAGCTGGTGGTGGGCCTCAACCGTACGTGGTGCAGCCTGCGCTCCGGTCGCCTCTGACACGTCCGGGGAGTTTGCGGTATCATCTGGACACAGTAGCGAACTCGGCAAATATGGCCCCAGTGCTGCAGTCCGAGGCAGCAATGGAGGATATCTACAACCACTTGGGGCGGTCCTACGGCAACGCCGTCGATGAATACATGCCTCGGTTCGACCCCCAGACCCATGGGATAGTTGCACGCTTACCCGACGGGACTCCGGTCACGCGAGGGAGCGCTGCGGCGAATCCGGCAGATGCCGCAGCACCTCTGAGCTTGAGCCGCCCTGCGTGGATCGGGGCCGTCACCGAACTCATCGACACGTGGAACCGCACTCTCTCCACCGTGCCCGGGGGGATAGGTCCGGCAGCGCAGGAGTTCCTGCGACTGCTCGAGCAGCGACCGAAGCTGATGTCCGCGTTTCGGTTCGACGCAAAAGCGATCCAAGCGATAGGCCTACCACGGGCGGTGATCGACGAACTGGATCGCGTGCGCGCCGACGTGAACGGCGTGATCGCAGCAAACCTCACCCGGTATGCGGAGGAGATCCCGGCAGATTACACGATCGACACGGTGTCTCGATACAGAGCCCTCGCCGCCGAACTTACAGACAGAGCTGAACGGCGGCAGACTGGTTTGTTTGGTGACGACCCGCTCGTGCAGGTTGCCGACGGCATTCAAAAGCAAACAATGCAGGCTCAGTATCTGCGAGGGGCGGTTGGTGCGCTGACCACGCTGTACCGTCCGACCCCGAGAAGACTGTTCACCTCGAAGACGGAAATTCCCGGCACCACCACTCTAGGGGAATGGCTGAGCCCGCAGAAGGACTACCTCGGCAAAGCCGCTCGGCGGGGGCTGTGGCCGGACAACCTGGTGGAGGGCCAGTTCCTTGACAACCTACTCCGCAGCATCGCCGAAAGCCGCGTCTTTAGTGGGACCCGAGACGTCAACGCGTCTACGTTTGTGGACGCTAACTGGCCTGTCCGGTATCGCCTCGACCCGGTAGATCTGTTTGTCGATGGGGCAGGAGCTCCGCTGACTGGATCCGCAATGGAGGCGGCGAGAGCGTACGCCCACGACATCCTGCGAACAATGGAGCTCACCTCCGAGCAAGCAGAACAGTTGAGGACGTTCACCGAATTACCTGCAATGATGCAGATGCCCGAACTCGGTATGTTCCTTCGAACCACAGCGAATATCACGGCAGCATCCAAGAGCGGATTCCTGCTTGCCATCAGTACGGCAATTCGAGACGTCCTGGGCTCCGCGATCAACGCCAGCTTGGTCGGCGGGTCGAATCTCGGCGTTGTCACCAAGTTCGCCAAAGCCGGCTTGAACTTCGCCCGCGGAGCTCCGATCGATCCTATTGAATTGACGGGGGTAAACATCCCGGAGATCTCCCGGTTGCTGGCGACTAAAGGGTGGGCGGACACCCCAGCGAACCGGGGGCGAGCGTTCCAAGCGTTGTTTGCCGCCCACCACAGGGCACCGTTTCGGCACGCCAGCCTGATGACCGCTGACGTAGAAGCTCAAGCCATATCCGGCTCGGCGGAAGCCGTGCTCAATGCGGTTCCGGGGGAAGGGGCCGGGGCCGTACAGGATGCCATACCGACGTTTGTGGAAGCAGTTGCTGGTGGTTCCGCAAACGTAAAGCGGGACTTCATGCAGCGCCTCCGCGGAGGGCTGTCGCAGCCAACAATCGCCGGTCGAGCAAAGACCTTAGCCAACGAATTCCTCAACCCAATGAATGTTGTGGGGAGATACGTCGCTGAGTCGGGCGTAAAGGACTGGACCACGCAAGCTCCCGGTACGCAGAAGTTCGCCGCCCCACCTCGAGTGCTGCAGGGTAAGTCCTCCCGCATTGTGCGGTCCTCGAGAGGGAACTTCCTGGCCGACTCGTTGAACTCATTCCGCGGCACTCTCGACACCACGACGCGCACCGCGGTCATCCTCGAATACCTGCAGCGGCAAGGGTCCGGGGCTCGTTTGTCGGATGCGTTTGCGTTCGCAGACAAAGTGCTGACAAACAATGACCCGCGGAATTTCTCCCGGTTCGAAAACACTTGGATGCGGTCGCTGATCCCGTTCTATGCGTTTATGCGGCAGAGCATGCCAATGTTCCTGCGGGAGTTGGCGTTCAACCCCGGCGGGAATCTCGGCATTGCTGTGCGAGCGACCCGGTTGGCACAAGGCGATGATGAGGAGTATGTGCCGTTCGGGTTGCAGGACACTACGGCCATACCCCTTGGAACCTATGACGATGGGCGGGCAAAGTTCTTGACCAGCCTGGGGCTGATGCACGAAGACGCTGTGCGGTACGCCGGCGACGTTCTGCAGGCGGATGTCAAAGGCCTGCTGCAGAAGCTGATTGCGTCGGGCAACCCAGCGCTCAAGAGCGTCGTCGAGCAAGCGACAAACACATCACTGTTCGCCGCCACACCTATGGGTGGTCGCCGCTTGGATGACCTTGACCCGACAATTGGGAGAATTTTGGTAAACTTGGGTATTACGGACGTGGCACCCAGCGGTAAAGCTACACCGTTTTTGGGCCCCACCGTGGAAGCAGTAGCGTCGGCGTCGCCGCTGTCGAGGCTGTTGAGCACCACAAAATACCTGAGCAACCCTGAGAACAGGACCAGTGCGACTGAGAAAGTAGCTCGATTCCTGCTTGGGGTCAAAGTAGACACCATAACTCCAGAACAGACATTGCGGGAAATACGGGACCGACTGAATGCGATGGAGGTTGCGGCTGGCGCACGACCCCTTACACTGGCGACAGGGACCGCAAAGTTACGCGAACGGTTGGCGCAGACGGGCGACACAGAGCAGCTCGCAAAGCTGCAACAAATCGACCGCTTGCTCAAACTGTTGCGTAAACAGGAAGCATCTCGTAGTCAATCGCCTTGACGCCCGATCGCCGGAGCATTACGATGCCTGAGAAGAAGACGCCGACAGACGCTGTTATCAGTTGGGTCACCTCGCAGAGTTTCAACAACGTGTTGTTGTTGGCTCTTGTGCTGACCATGATTGTCGGCATCAAATATTTGTTAGATGCAATACCCGGTCACATCTCTGCTATCCAGCAGGGTTACGAGCGGGTAGAGCAGAGTCACCGCGAAGAGCGGCAGGCGACGTTGCAGTTTCTGAAAGATCTTGTACCGGACCGACCGCGATATGCGGGTCCAATTGAAGGAGGACCTCCATGAACAAGGACCAGACGTTTGGTTTGATCCGCCACGTGCTGACTATCGCAGGCGGCATGCTGGTGCAGAAAGGACTACTTGAGGAAGGCCAAGTCCCGGAAGCCCTTGGTGCGATCATGTCCCTCCTCGCCGTCGGCTGGAGTGTGCAGAGCAAATTCCGCAAGTGACTGACCGGAACAGAGTGTTCCGATTTTTCTTTTTGGTTAGAAGGGGCTGTGTTATGGCGAAGAAGAAGAAGAAGGACCGTTGTCCTGAGATTGTCGAAAACGTGTTTTACCGCTGCGGAGATAGCGTTTCCGTGGACAACATTCCGCGGGCCAGCGGCGTAGGAAACCCCGCGATTGTGGCAATTCTCGCTCAGTTTGTCGTACCCATAATGACGAACTTGCTGGACAGGTGCGGCAAGAAGAACGACTCCACGGTGCCGCAGCAGGCTGTCGTTGCTGGAACAGCCCCGGTCACCTCTGCTCAGTCCCTGCGGACGGCGTACATCAACGGAGGTCGGCGATACTGTCAGGAGAATAACATCACCTTCCGTCGTAAAGATTGGTTGATGGATCGAGGGATGTCCCAGACACTCGCGACAGCCGGTCTGCACGAGCTGGCCGCACAGCCAGTTGAACAGCTTGACAGGATCTCCTCGATGGGCGAGGCGATTTCCATTACCGTCGATCTGCAGGACGGCTGACTGGTGCCGCATGCTGCTGATAATCACATTCCTCGCCTTGTTGGCGGCGGATGAGCCGCCGCAGATTCAGTTCCCTGACGTCAGCCCACCTGCCGTTGTCGTACCCTCGCCCGAGGACGCCAACGTGCGGATGCGACAAGGGGAGTGTTATGTCGTGGCACACTCAGCACCATTGCTGGTGTACCCATACGACGATGGCGTTGTGTCGGTTGAGTACCGTGCGCCGAGCACCTCAGATAGGGAGCTGTGGTTTCTGCCGCCGGGTTCAGCGCGTGCTATTTGGCGCACGTATGCTGCCGGGCTGCACTTATACATCATCACTCCCTCAGCAGAAGGTTCGACGGTTGTGCTGTTTGCACAATCACTCGACGCATCTGCAGTGCAGCGACGCGTTTTCGTGGTGTCTGGCGGCGGCCCTCAGCCGCCGCCAGGTCCTACCCCAACTCCGGCACCAACACCTGCGCCGACGCCACAACCCCCACCAAACCCAAAGCCTGTTCCGGGGTCGTTGCGTGTTGTCATGGTGTCGGACGAATCAGATCCTGTTCCGGCTCGTCTGGCGGTCACCTCCCTTAACGTTCGGCAATGGCTCGACGCCAATTGTGTTTCGGTGGGGCAACTCCCTGCGTGGCGGCTGTACGACCGGAGTGCTCTCGACGTTGACGACTTGAGCGAGGAGGACCCTACGCTACGTAAGCTGGTTGAGCAGACCCGGGGGTCGTGGCCCGAGGGTCCTGTGGCGATAGTGGCCGTCGGGAATCAGGCCAAGGTTTTCAGTATTCGGTCGGTCGATCAGCTACTCGCCACGATGAAGGAGATCATCGGTGCAAAGTAGCAACATAGGCAAGATACCTGTAATCGACACGGACAAACAGGCCGACCTCGATCGGTGGTGTTTGGACTCTTCGCAGCCCGGCGGCGGGCTTGTCCGGCCACTGGGTGCTGACGGGATGGAGGGGTATGGTTACGCCGGCGTGGCGAATCCGTTCCCGCAAAACCTGCTCATCAGCCGTAATGATATTGCAGACGTTGTGCGGGAAGCAGAGAGACAGAAAAGCGACCTGAGAAGCCTGATTGAGGCGAAAAAGATACCCTACAAAAACCAGCAGAGAACCAACTACTGCTGGATTTTTGCCGTGGTCCATGCTTTGGAACTCCAGCGCGTACAGCAAAACCTGCCCTATGTGTCCTTGTCTCCTGCAAGCGGCGGCGCAAGGATTAAAAATTTCCGGAACGTTGGTGGCTGGGGGCGTGAGGCTATCGAGTTTATCGCGGAGCACGGGGTCTGTAGATCAAAGACGTGGCCCGACGCGGTGGTTGACAGGCGATACGACACCACCGCCTCTCGACAGGAAGCGCAGTCCTACACGGCGACCGATTGGTACTACGCGCCCCCGCGAAACAAGGACTACCTGTTCTCTGCGTTGTCCCGGAGGATGCCTTGCCCCGTTGGCTACAACTGGTGGGGTCACGAGGTCCTGGGGATCCAAGGTGTTATCTTGGACAACGAGCTGTGCCTGCTCATTCGGAACAGTTGGTCTCAGTGGGGGGTCAACGGGTTTGGTATTCTGCGAGGATCTCGTATGATCCCCGATGATTTGGTGATGCTGGCCGGCGCAAAGGCGTCCCTGGCACAAGACTGAAGGAGGTTTGTATGAAGGGGTTTACTGGTTTCGTGCTCGTGTGTGCTGCGTTTGCGGTGCTGTTGGGGACGCCCTCATTCGCCGGCGAAGGGGACGATTGGTCTTTCACGGTGTCTGTGATCTCGACGGCGGGGGAAGACACCGGAGCGTTTGAGCAGCAAAACGCGGTGGAATCTGTGGAAGTGGTGTGTTTTACATCGCAGAATTGCCGACCGTGTAGGGACTGGACCGCGTTGGAGCAGGTACGTTTGCAGAACGCGGGGCACAAAGTCCGCGTTGTGGACGGTACAGATCCGAAGTATCGCAGGCAGTGGTCTGTCACGAATTCTGCGGGCCAAAAGTTTACGGTGCAGCCTGTGATAGCGTACCCTACGATCATGATTTTCCGCGATGGGGTTCCCGTCTGGCGTCAAACAGGGTATGCTACGGCAAACACGGTATCGCAGCACATCCCGCGAGGTAGTTGAGGTTTCGGCAATGGGGCTTACGGCTTTTCCCTTTGACGCGGTTTTGGACGTTACACCCAGTACTCTGCTGGGTAATGACACAGCAACCGCAGCACCTGCCAAGGCTCTCACCACAACTCAGGTGAGAGCCTTGCTTGGCGTATATACCACCGCTCAAGTGGACATCCTGCTGTCTGGCAAGAGCAACACAGGTCATACCCATGATTACGCAAGTCTGACTGGAATTCCAAGTACGTTTACGCCATCCGCCCACCAACACGCGGCGTCGGACATAAGTTCGGGAACGTTGGACATTGCTCGCATCCCTACAGGTACTACCGGCCTGACAGTGTGTGTCGGAAACGACTCGCGTTTATCTGACGCTCGCACACCGTCAGCACACAAAGCATCGCATGTCACGGGACAGCCGGACGCTCTCTCCCCAGGAGATATTGGAGCAGTCCCAACCTCTCGCACTCTGACAATCAACGGGACGTCGTTCGACTTGTCCTCAGATCGATCGTGGACGGTGTCTGGAGGTAGCGGCGGAATCAACAGCCTCAACGGATTGACGGACGCGACGCAGACGTTTGCGACCGGGACCACCGGCACCGACTTCGGAATTGTGTCGGCGTCGGGGGTTCACACATTCAATTTGCCATCAGCGAGTGCGACTGCCCGAGGTGTGGTCACGACTGGGACGCAGACGTTTGCGGGAGATAAGAGCTTCAGCGGACGAATAGGCGTAGGTGGGGCTGGTGTAAGCGGTGCTGGAGGCCCACTGAATCTCCCAATATACACTTGGTTGTCCTGGGGTAGTAACAATGTTCTTACTGGCGAAAGTGGCTTGCTGCGAGTAGCAGGCAATGTTGTAGCAGATACCTATTTAGGACTAGGTGGTAATCCTGCAGATGTGTTGTGGGTGAGAGACGCAGCCGACACTATGGCACAGCGTAGGGGGACAGTCGCACAGATTCACAGGGTGTACAATACATACACCAACTCGACATCTTTCGAGCGGCTCAACATCGCATGGGCGTCTAACGTCTGCACAATAAATACAACCGCAGGCTCTACACTTGGGTCAGTAAGACAGCTTGTTGTTGGCTGTGGTACTACAGGGGCTCGGGCATTTTTCAGCTCCGGGAGGTTTGACGTAGCAACCGCTGGAAGTTGGACTATTGGAAACGGCGTTTCGGCTTCTGCCTACAGTACATTTGCCATTGGGGATAACTCCTTGGCCAATACGCAACAATCATTTTGCATAGGTTTCTATGCCTCAACATACAGCACGACTCAGTTTTCAAGAACGACTATAGCAAGACCTTGGACTGCAGGATCTGCGCAAACTAGCGAATTCAGAGCATTTGCCCAGAGCGGCGGGACATCTCCTTTTGAGTTTGTGTGGAACGGCAATGCCGTAAATCGATGGATAATTCCGAATAACCGAGTGTGGTCCTGTATTCTCCGTATTGTTGGCGTGGACACTACTGCAGCAAATCAGAGCGTCGTTACTTTTGACAGGAAGTTCTGTATCGCACGTCTAGGCAATTCAGGCACAGTGGCTATTCACGGGGGGGTGCAAGTAATTGGAACTGACGTTGATAACGTCGGGGGTGCTGCGATTTCAATTGCAGCAGATGATACGAACAAGTGTGCAAATATCCAAATAACAGCCCCAAATGCTAATACATGGTATTGGTATGGGACGTTATATGTAGAAGATATTATTAGAACCTGAACAGGAGACATTGAGTGTCAGGCACCTTCGAATTTCAAACTCAGCCCGACAAATATCGTGAGCGGGCCATTGCGATAATGCAGCTCGGGCAACAAATCGAGAGACAGCTTGTGAGTCTCTACGAACAGAGCATCACGGCGATTTCGTCAGGGCTTGAGCCTGATGAAATTCAGCATGTGATGACAGCCCTCGACACCCTTGATCCCCCGAGAAAACGAGCCGCTCAGGTGGTGCGGGCAGCTCAGCGATTCGCCTACTTCCTCGTCTGGTCACAATTGACTTCATCTCCGATGAAGCCGCCGGGCGTCGAAATCACCGTCGTCGGCGAGGACGTTCAAGTCACGGTGCTGCCCCCACCGCCGCCGGTTGAAGAAACCCCTGCGATTGCTCCTTTGGAGATCTGACCGATGCCTACTCAGACGGTTGCGTTTGGGGCTGCACAAAACCAAACGCTGACAGTAAAGCTGTTCAACCCTGAGACTTACGAGCTGGTGGCGACCACCCAAGCGACCCCTTCGGGTACGGCTAGCGGGGAGTACACTGCGGATTTCAGCAATTTGACTCCCGGTTTGTACCTGCTGTGCGCGTACAACGTTGGCGGGACCCGCATAGCCCGGTGGTCCGTAAGAACCGAGAACCAAACCCGTACCTACCAAGCCTTTGAATGCCCGGACGCCGGAGAGTGGACTCAAGCGAGGGCCGGGATTCTCGATCGTGTCCTGATTGCCAGTAACCCGAACCAAAGAGAAGTTCCTGTCAACGGCAACGGCCACGTAGCGAGCGTTGTTCATGAGATTCAACCAAACGTTATCACCGCCGAGGCGATTGCTGCCAGTGCTGTAACGGAGGTCCAAGCCGGCCTCGCTACGCTGGAAAACCAAAACGCCATCAAAGCTGTAACAGACCGCTTGGGCACGGGGTTGGTGCAAGACGAAGCTGTGTGGCAGTTTACGGCCAACATGCTCGAGCTGGTTCCGAGCGGTGGTGGTGGTTCGGCGACGGTGGAAAATCAGCAGGCCATACTCCAGCATCTACTCCAGATCAAAGGTACAGGGTGGTCTACGTCAGACTCTCTGTCGGTGCTGTCTGATCTGGTGGCCGCCGGGATTGGGTCCGCTCTGGCGTCTCTTGGGTTTACCACAGGTACGATCACTGGGTTCCCCAGTACTCTGAGAGTCCAGGACAGCTACACGCAGGCGGTGAATCGCTCTATCTCGGTGTATGTGCGTGACTCTCAAGGCGTACCCATTACCCAAGTCGGGTCGAAAACCTTCGCTGACCCGGACTTCAAACCGACATGCGTGATTTCTCAAGACGGACAATCTGGTCGCGTCGAAGCGTTGGTCACATGGGTGCCGCCGGTCGGAGCGGTTGAGGGGTATCTGAGGATCGAGATACCGTCAAACCGTGCGGCGTACGCGCGAGCCGGGGTGGCAACGGTGCAGGTGACCTTGCGGTGGACGGGAATCGTCTTCACGCTGGCAACACAGACCGTGACGTGGCTGCCCGCCGTCTAAATTCCACAAACTCAGTTGACTGTTCTCGACAGATTTTGTAGACTACCCCCGCCCTAATTTTGAAAGGAGGGGCTAGTCATGAAATTTGCGATTCAGGCTCACGTGCGTTTGTCCAACTTCCCAGAACACATTCGGCGTCTCGGAATCAGTGCCGCCGCGTTCACTGTGGAGGTTCCTGTTGAACTGTTTGAGGGTGTCAACGAAGACGGGTCGATGACTCAGTACGCCGGCGTGTCCCCAGAAGATCCGGCGGCTTTGCCCGACCCCACTTCGGCGGCACCCGCAAAACGCGGACGCCGCAAGAAGGGTGAGGGGGAGGCAGCACCGGCAGCACCGGCAGTACCGGCAGTACCGGCTGCTCCGACCACCGCATCTCCGTCGTTCCCTATGCCGCTCCCGACAATCAACGCCCCTTCCACCCTGATTGAAGGCGTTCGGACGTTTCCTCCGTCGGTACGCCCTAACGAGTTGACCCACATCAACGCCGCAGTGGAGCTGAATGGTGGTGCCGGCACTCCAGCAGGTACCCCCATCCCGATCGCCGGGCAGGCTCCGATGGCGGCAGCCCCGTGGCAGGGGGCACAGGCTCCGTGGGCTGCGCCTCCTCAGGCGCCACCGCAGATGACCTTGCAGGACCTGCAGGCCAAGATGATGCAGGCCTACCACACTAACGGTCCCGGCTTTATAGCGGCGATGAATGCGGCAGGCATCAACGCGGCAGCAGCGACAGTGGCCGACGCACCTCGTGTGCTCGCAGCCATCGCCCCGATCATTGGACAGGGGGGTTGAGTCGTGCCCGGAAAACACCTCGTGTTAGCCCCGTCGAGTGCTAAGAGGTGGATGGCGTGCCCGGGTAGTTTGTTTGCTCCGCAGGGGGATTCAGGTGGTGTAGAAGCCGCTCGAGGGACGGCTATGCACCACCTGTTTGAATTCCTGTTGCTGCAGCATCTGCCACCGGAAGCTCGCCACCGCCGGCACGGCCCTGTCGTGTCACTGCTGCCTCCGTGGGGGGATACTCCAGTAATCTCGTGGATCTTTTCGCAGCCGGAATTCGCACAGGTACTCCCTTTGCTGAGTTACGAGCCGGGAAAATCCTTGGACGACGGGGATATCTACTTGGTTGTTCAAGCGGTAGACGCCGTGAGGCAGATGATATGGGATCACCGTCTGGCTGAGCCTTATCTGTTTTCCGAAGTGACCAGTGTTTTACGTGCAGCAGGCTTGAGATCTTCTGCCGGGGAGCACTGGTGTGGGGGCACATCTGACTGCGTGCTGATGGGCAGGAGAGACGACCGTAGTGTGATGATGGTGTGCGACCTAAAAACAGGTCGCAACCGCGTTACGCCGGACGACCCGCAGCTCCTGCTCTATGCGGCAATGATGTTGGAGGCCTTCAGCGTCTCCGGGTTTGACCCACCGTTGGCTGCTGACGGAGTGGTTACTGCCGTCATTCAGCCCAAGGTTACTCCTCCGGTGTCCTTCCACTCTTGCTCCCCGACCGAGATCAGTACGCTGGTTCAGGACGTGGTGCGAGTGAAGACTGCCATAGAGCAGCGGGACTTGTCCTCCAACACCCCGCCGAGGGAGTTGCTGCGGGCGGGGACCCATTGCCAGTACTGTCGGCGTCGCGAGGTTTGTCCTGCGTATGCAGACGACCAGCGTCGCAACATGGAGCTGGCTGTCTGGGAAGCCCCGGGCCCTCAGATCCTTCCTGCTCCGGTGATGGACATGTCGGTCGAGGAGTTGCTGAAATTCAACGCACTAGAACCCGTGGTGCAGCAATTCCTCGCCGATGTGCAGAAAGAACTGATACGCCGGGCCCATCGTGGGGTGCGGATTCCCGGCAAAAAACTGGTCGCGTCGTTCGGTAATAGGGAGTGGCACCTTGAAAAGGGTTTGACAGGGGAGCAGATGGTTTACGCTCTCTCGCAAGCTTTGTCAGTGCCGCCCGAGGTGTTTGCCGAAACCTCGGCAGCCACCCCGGCTGAAGTCGAACGGCGTCTGATGGCGAGGTATGGTCTCAAACGCCGTGAGGCGACTGAGGCTGTCGGTAATTTGGTCACTACGCGTGTGCGTGGTGTACGGTTGTGTGACGCCAGTGCTGCCGGCGATGAGATTCAGCCGGAAGCTGTGGTCAAATTCTTGGAAATTCTTGAGGAGCACGCTAGTCATGGCGACGACTGTTGATGACCCCACTCGAGTGGTGGTTGGGCCTTTGACGCTGAGTTATCCGGCACTGTTTACTCCTCGTGCGAGCGAAGAGGGGGGACAGGACGCGCGGTACTCCGCTGAATTTTGGTTGTACTCAGATAACCCGCACGCCGGGGAGATTCACGCCAAACTGTCGTCAGCGATGGCGGAAGCGTGTGCGGAGAAAAAGGTGCAGTACAACCCCCACACCATGCCTGCCCTTAAGCCCGTGGATCCGGAGCGCACTGGGGGTAAGGTGGTGTACTTCTTTCGAGCCAACAGCAATCAGGCCCCTGAGCTGTTTGTGCGTCGAAGTGCTGGAGGCTCCTTGGAGCCGGCCAACGCCGCCGACAACATGTACGCTGGGTGCTTGGTTTATGTCAGCGTGAAGGCCGCGTACTACGATTTTCGACCGCCAGCAGGGGGTATTGCCAAAGGCGTGAAATTTTACTTGAACGCCGTGTGTCAGACAGGGGATGGCCCTCGTCTGGCTGCGGCAAAGCCAAACTTTGCAGCGGTGTTCTCAGCGACTCCGATGCATTTGTCCGAGTTCACCACACCCCCGTCACAGGCTTCCGCCTTTTCGGATGTGTCTCCAAGCTCCCCGCCTCCGTGGCAGCAGCCGGCACCAGCGGCCCCGCCTTCCCCGCCTCCGTGGCAGCAGCCAACGCAGGCCGCTCCACCCTCTTCTGCCCCCCAGACGACTCCGTGGCAGCAGCCGGCACCAGTGGCCCCGCCTTCTCCGCAGCCATCTGTATGGCAGCAGCCCGCCGGGGAGGCGCCACCAGCGTGGCAGCAGGCTTGGACGGGAGGCCCTCCAACAGTGTGGCAGCAGCCGGCCACGGTGGTCCCTTCTGCACCACCGGGCCCGCCTCCCGCTTCGTGGCAGCCGGGTCCTCCCGCTGCTCCGGGCTGGCCGGCGTGAAAGGAGTAGGTCACAGTGAAGATGCCTCATAAACAGACATCAACTGTAGACCACAGACGGTGCGGCGATGTGGTGAGGCAGGCCCGCAAAAGAAAAGGCCTGTCGTTACGTAACCTGTCCACAAGAGTTGGCGTGTCCCTGAGCTACTTATCTGCTTTGGAACTCGGCAGGCGACGGTGGACCCGAGAGCTGTTTGAAAGTGTACTCCATGCGATCGATACCTCGGTACCTGATGATTGACTTCGAGACTCGGTCTGCGGCATCCCTTCGGGATGTTAGCTACGACCGGTATGCAGGTCACGCATCTACCGATGTGTTGTGTTTGGGTGTATCCCTCGACGGTTCTGATACCAGAGTTGTAACCCCCGCAGAGGGTCCGGTGCTGACGGCCAGCGATACTCCTCCCGAGATCGTTTACGCTGTTCAGCACCGGATCCCTGTTTACGCACACAACGTAGCGTTCGACCGCCGCGTTTACCGCCACCAAGCTGTGCAAAAGCTGGGGTGGCAGGATATCCCCGATGATTTGTGGCGGTGTACGATGGCGTTGGCCGCGTACTACGCCCTCCCCAGATCTTTGTCTCGGCTGGCTATAGCCTTGGGGCAGCGCGAACAAAAAGATAGTGCAGGCAGTCGTGTGCTGGCTCAGGTTAGCAGGCCAAAGCCGTACACTAAGTCGCAGAAGGCCGGATACGCCGCAGTTTTCGGCGGCGACGAAACCCGGTGGCCTCTGCATTGGTTTGACCAGCCAGACAAGCTCGCTGCGGTGTACCGGTACTGTGTTCAGGACATCAACACGCAGTGCGAATTCCTCAACAGAATGGGCCCGTTGCCTCCGGCCAGACAGGCTGATTGGGAGCTCGACCGCAAAATCAACGAGCGCGGGGTGCGTATCGATGTGCCCACTCTGTTCGGCATGTACGGGCGGAAGGTATCAGCGCTGGAGGAGTATGACGCCAAGGTCCGACGGATTACCGCCTCATCTGCGTACCCTCGGGGGTTTGTTCAGACTATCAACCAAGTGGCGTGCGTCCGAGAGTACTTGTCGATGCGGGGTGTGTGGGTCTCAGACGTGACCAAAGACACCATCACCGACCTGTTGTCACGGCAGGATTTACCAGACGACTGCCGGCAACTGTTGTTGTGCCGCCAGCAGGCGGGGAAATCCTCCATCGCCAAGCTGGACAGTTTCTTGAGTTTTATTGATGACGACGGGGTGATACGTGATTCTTTGGTTTGGCACGGGGCCAGCACCGGACGATACACTGGACGGGGCGTGCAGTTACACAACCTGGTGCGGGACACGCTGAGCCTGAAGGATTACAACACGCTGATCTCGTGCCTGAGGGACGGGTCCGCTTTCGAAACGAAAGAGTGGGAGACGCAGCAGCCGGAGGTGGTCCCGGAAACATTGTCCAAGGCGTTGCGCGGGCTGATTATACCGAGGCAGGGAAGACAGCTTTTGATCTCGGACTTCAGCTCTATCGAGTGTCGGGTGCTGGCTTGGTTATCCGGGTGTACCCTGTTGCTGGATGCTTTCCGTCGCAAAGAGTGTGTGTACCGGCAGTTTGCCGAACGTGCGACCGGAAAACCCGCCTCTCAAATCGGAAAGAAAGACAAGGAGAGACAGCTCGGGAAGGTCGCCGTGCTCGGCCTCGGTTACGGAATGGGGGGCAGGCCACGAGCCGGTAGCGCCACGTACCCACTCAGCACGTTCCAAGCGGCTGCTGCCGCAAGCCCCTACTTTTTGACCCTGACAGACCCCGAAAGCATCCGCATTGTAGATCTGTTTCGGAAAACATATGCAGAGATACCCGCCTTCTGGTCGGCGTTAGAAAATGCATTCCGTCAGAGCGTACTCAACCGCAAGCCTGTGCAGTGTGGTCGCCTGCTCGTGCTCACGACAGGAGACGGGGAGTGGACCTCAGTCATGTTGCCCAGCGGCAGGCAAATTTGGTATTCGCGACCCAAGGTGACCGAGGTGCGGAAGCAGGTGGGTAAGCAGACTCGAACAGTGCAAGAGATCTCGTTTGAGAGCGAGCACCCGGTAAGTCGTAAGTGGGTCCGCATGCCTACGTGGGGCGGTACGTTGGTCGAAAACGCCGTGCAAGCCGTCGCCTGTGATCTGTTAGTGGCGGCCATCCGACGTGTGGATTCTGCCGGCCTGCCTGTGATCCTGTCTGTCCACGACGAAGTCGTGGCAGAGGGTCCGCCGGGTGAAAGCATCGTTGAAAAATTCCACGAGATGATGGTCGCTGTGCCAGAATGGGCGGCGGGTTTGCCGAACGATTGCGAGAGCGAAGGGAAACCCCGGTATGGCAAATGACATCGACCCCCTGTTTCAAGGTCGGGTAAAGGCCCGGGCACCCTTAGAGAAAAGCATCGAGAAGGCCTACCGGGATTGGTGTAAAAGTCGAGGGTGGCAAACCCTCAAATGTACGCCAATGGGGAACCAAGGTTATCCGGACAGGCAGATTTTATTTGGCGACGGTAAGGTCGCTTGGTTGGAATTGAAGAGACCAAAGAAAAAACCGACCCCGCTGCAGCATGAACGGATCCACATCCTGTTGTCCGCTGGGTACATAGCCGGGTGGGCGGACACCCTGCAGTCAGCAAAAATTTTTACCGAGTTGGCACATGCAATCCTGTTCTCCTCCGGTGTGGACGCCGCACGAATATCAAAAGACTGTGCTAAATTTTATACACAGCCGAACGACGTGGAGCCAGCGGCCCGGAGACGGCGCAGCCGTCCTGCTGGACCCCGGCATGGGAAAAACCGCATGCATGCTGCAGTGGATGTCTGACTGCATATTGTTCGGCGTAGCGTCTCGCTTTCTGGTGGTCGCACCGAAGGCAGTTTGTCATCTCGTGTGGCCAAACGAGATCCAGAAGTGGCAGAACTTCCGGCATTTGACGTACGCAGTGTGTATGGGGCAGGACCAGACTCGACGCAAACGCCTGAGCCTTCCTACAAATCTCGCCATCATCAACCACGACGCCTTAGACTGGTTGGCCAGACTTACGGCAACGCACAAGAGACTGCCGTGGCACGGGATAATCATCGACGAAAGCACGAACTTCCGGAACTGGGAAAGCCGGCGCACTAAAGCTCTGGCAAAACTGATTGCAAAAATCCCACGCAGAGTGATCCTTACCGGCACCCCGAGCCCAAAGAATTTGGCCGACCTGTACTCGCAGCTATACATGCTCGACCAAGGGGAGGCGCTGGGGCCTACCGTGGAACAATTCCGGGCCCATTTCTGCTTCGAGCATTCGGCGGGCCGGGGCCAGAGCTTTCATGTCCGCAGCGACAGGTTGCCTCAATTCCACTCGCGGATACAACCGCTGTGCCTGAGGCTGGAGAAGAACGACTACCTCAGCATGCCGCAGCTTGTCACTCACGATATCCCTTTGCAGCTTGAGGGCGACGCGGCAAAAGCCTATGAGGAGATGGAGCAGCAGTTGTTCCTTGAACTCGACGAGGGGAACATACGGGCAGCGGCAAACGCGAGCGCACGTTACCAGCTATGCAAACAGATCGCCGCCGGGTTTTTGTACGACGAGAACAAGACCGGCCACCCGATCCACACCACCGTGGTGGACAGCGTAATGGGCATCTTGCAAGAGCTTGGAGGAAAGCCGGCACTCATCGCGTACCAATACACGTACGAGCTGGAGATGCTGCGGAAGAGGATCCCTAAGCTGCACGCTATTCGAGGGGGGATGCGAGCTGCGGACGTCGCCAAGCTTGTAGACCGGTGGAACAAGGACGAGCTGGACCCCCCGTACCTGGCGGTACACCCCGCGGCTCTCAGCTTCGGCGTGAACATGCAGGCGGGCTCTGGCCGCGACATCATTTGGACCAGCCCAACCGATAACCTGATCGATTACCTGCAGCTCAATGCCCGCATCTACAGGCAGGGGGTCACAAGCACCGTGCGGATTCACCGACCCCGTGTAACGGGCACCGTGTGCGACCTCGTCTGGGACCGCACAGATCAAAAAGAGGACGTGCAGGAAAGTCTCCTGCAAGTCCTCCGAGAGTACGCCCAGGCTAAACGCAAGCAACAGCCTGTCGGGTAGTGGGTACTCAACCGCCACCCGGCCCCTCAATCCGGCGGATGTAGCCACGTGTTCCCCAACTGTAGGTATCCCCTTTCTGCAAGCGATCCCCTGCCGCCACTGCCCGCCACCCACTTGGCGGCGGACCTTTCGCAGGTGCAGGTAAGACGATGTTGAATGCGGTTAACTGACAGCGTAGGGTGTCCATTTCGGTTAGAAACTTTTCACGATCAGCCTGCAGCCGATGCACCTCATCCGCCAATGAATCGCACAGTGTCTTTAACGCAGCAAACTCATCTCGAGATTGACCACACCCTGCCGACCTCTGTGTATCGTCAAAGTTTTGCATCTCAACGCTCTCGTCCACAACCCAGAACACAATCGCAGCAACAACCAGAGCAGTCGTTACGCCGCAGAAATACCCGCACCACCAAATCATGGTCGATCCCTCCCGCAAAAGGCCCCGCCGCACTCGCAGCGGGGCTGTGTTGTTGTTGTGTCAAATCGAGTCGTGCGTGTATCCTCGAAAATGCTTCTTTGCACAATGCCGACCCACCGGAAAGAACCCCATATACCCTGCATCGGTCTGGTCTGGATCGAGGCCGGGAGCAGCGACCTGCCCGCCGCCGTCGATGACCTCTACGTACACCGGCGTGCCTGTCAGCTTGCGCCCGCAGCACACACAATGCTCGATGCTGCCGTTTGTGTCTTTGCCTGACCACTTCATCGGTATCATTGCTGCTGTTGTCATAATGATTGCTCGCAAAATGCCCCGCCGCACTCGCAGCGGGGCTGTGTTGTCGGTCAGCGTGAGCAGTGGTCCATCCGCTGCCACTGTGCCAGCGTGTCAACGTCGAGCGGGAAAGCTCTACCGGTCTCGCGGTGTCGTCCGTTGCTGTTGACGTGACGACCGACGAGCTGGCCATCAGCCTTTTTGCGTGCTTGGAGGTGGCACACCGCCCCATGTGCCGCCCTGTTTTGGTTGACACTCACGCTGCCGCTGTAGGCTATCGTCGCGATCGTGGTGAATTTATTCGTCAGTGCCGGTCCACCTGAGCAGTGCAGGACCACGCGGCTTCGCTCGCTCGCTGACAGACTGGCCAAAATGCGATCGCTCGGACGGCTGGTTCGCAGCCACTGCTGCGCGTAAACGTCCCACACTGTCACTGAGCCGTCTCGATGGTAGGTCGTTGCGTATGCGTCACTCATTATCTGTTCCTTTGAAGGTTTCCAAAAGGCCCCGCCGCACTGCGCAGCGGGGCTGTGTGTCAGCCGCTGTGCTGCAACCCCAGCGAATTGACAACCATCTGATCGGGCAGCAGCTCGCCCACCAATACTATCGGCATCGCCTCCCACTTAGCCCATCGCACTCCGCAGAATGCACCAGAGGCATCAACCTCAAACGTCCCGACCCGCTGTTGCACTTGTGTCACACCATCAGCGGTCGCCACTACCCGCACCTGTTGTAGCATTGTCCTTCCTCCTTCGAGAAACCCGCCGCACTGTGCAGCGGGTGTTGTCGTACCGCACTACCTTAAAGCACCCCCGCGACCTACTCAGCCGGCTTGTAGTGGATTGTCCACGTAACTTCCTTTGGCGGGCCACCAACAGCGAGATCAAACAGGTTGGCTATGGTGGTGTGGCACCAACCAAGGGCCTGATGCACCGCATCCCTATAGGGAGTGTTTCGCCACCGCTTCGTTGTTGTGCGACCCCCACCGCCTCGGCTTGGGAACGTCGTCCGTAGCGTAGCCCCCTTGCTGGTCTGTTGTATTTCAAAGCTAATTTCAAGCACCTTTTGCCTCCCGCAAATCCATGCAATCTACCATAGGAGCCTCCACGTTAGAGCCTCCGTCACCCTCACCAAGCACACACCGGACACCGCTGGTGTCAAACACGACGCCCCGCAGGTGCTTGTTCTCCCCATCGTGGTGGACTACCACATTGCGTGACACATTTACGAGCTGGTTCGCGATGCTGACCAGCCGAGTGGCGTCGGACACAACCACGTTTGAGTAGTCGAATTGGTCCTCGTTCCGTTCTCCCATTCACTCACCCCTTACAGCTTGAAAATAAAAGCCGGTGACGCCGGCGGCTTTGCCGCCGGACGGAAACGTCGCCCGGATATGATGTTCTCGGCAGTACGCCATGAGCGCCTGCCGAAGTCCGTACACTGCCGGCATCTCCCAGACCCGCCCATCGCACCACGTCGGGTCTACGACGGGAGCGATGTCTGGTGTGCTGTCTGGTACCGGAGGCCCCCCTCCGAACATGGAGGGGTATGCCGACTGAAGGCTCTCTCTCTTCACGGTCGCAGCGTGACACGACCGGCCAGTGCCCGGGTTGACCGGAATAGACTTGCCGGGCGTTTCACCCCAAGGAAACTGCATCACCTTCCGCACAAACCATTGCCGGCTGATGCGGTTCAGCAGCACCTCCCATCGCACCGGAATAGCGTTCTCAACTCCGGTGGCGAAACAGTTCCATCTACACGGGTAAGGTTTTCTCATGACAACCTCGTTGGGGGCAGGCGGGGAGGCAGACGGGGTGAGATGTACCACAGCAGCAACAGGAGACACACCAAGATGACATGCTCTCTCATGGCAACCACCTATCCAGGCAAATAGTCACAATCACCACCGCCAGTAAGGTCGCGACTGCTGAGATCACCGCCACCATCGCATGGGTCCAATTCAGACACTCCACTGAAGTCGCCTCCTGTCTTAAGTTCGTGATGGGTGCCCCACACGAGCACCGCAAACGCCACAACCGCCATTAGTATGAACCCATAAAAGCTCATCTCTGTCACTGATAGGCCCCCCCGCTGATGAATTCGGAATGGTCTTTTAAGACTGTTTGTACGCCGGTCTTGTTGTACTCTGCCCGTCTGCGGAGTACGTCGTGCATCTGATTGGCCACGAATTGCTCAGACAGAGGCTCTTTCGACCCCTTCAAAAGCTCGAGACAACCCGCCAGACAATCAATCAACTGGCTTCGAGTGAGCCGATCGAGCCATGCGTAAGCGGCCTCGTGGTCCAAAGCTGCCAACGACATCGGACCATCGACACGCCGCACGACGACCTGCGAGGTCTCGTTAAGAAGCGGCGGGAGTGCCACACCAAGTCGGCAATACACTTCCCCGGCAGGGGCTCCACCATCCTGCGCTTCGAGTTGTCGCAGTCGGTAATCATCTATCGTATAGGAAACAACGTACGCCGCTTCCCAGTTATCGCACCCAACAGGCAAAACCTGAACGAAGAATGGGGCTTTCTCCGGCCCGTTCGGTGGCACGTAGACAGGGGGGTTTGATGTTCGCAGAGACATGAGGACCTCACTTAAAGATGACAAACAAAACAAGGAACAGCCATACGGCTACGCAAAACGCTTCGGCAACCCTCTTAGGATCCAATCGACACCTCCAGCCCAATCTTCTGCATGTGAAGCTGAGTGTCGGCAATCATCCTATCCACGAAAAGTACCGCAGATTGCTGGTCTCTACTCCAGCTCCGTAACTCATCATCGTCCACTGACCGGAGCGTCGCCTTAGCCAATGCGGTAGCCCAGTCGTCACCATTGTAGATCGCGTTAATCAACTTGCTCTTGTAAGCACGCATCCACGTAAGTACGAAATCAAAGTAGCCGCAGGTGTAAGCGTACAGTTGCTTACCGAACTCGTCTTCGTTATCGATCTTTTCGTGGCCCGTACTGAGCTGCATCGGAAGTGTGATTTCCTCAGGGCGACCGTTCTTACGAGTAGGACGTGCTTCGAGCACAAAAGACATGTCCACCGACAGGGCCCCAGACGCCGGGGTGACCTGTTTACTCACGACAACTCTCACGATATCACGTGGGTGGTTGTCAAACATCGGCCTGTGCGTTTTAGGGGAGTCAGGTACGTAATCCTGAAGTATAACTAAAGCACTCGTTTGCATATTGATCTCCAAAGAAAGGAACACAAGAAAGGCGGGGGCATTCGCCCCCGCCAGATAAAACCACATCAATTGTCGAGCAGTCGCAGCAGGCTGGGCAGCACGGCAAACCGCGACCCGTGCCCGGGGATAGCGACCGAGTGCCGGAGGTCCCGGCTGTCACGCCGACCGTTGCACGCACCACACTGCTCGCAGGTCTTTGTGCTGCCCGCCTCAGGGCTGGCCGGACACAGGATCTCGCCGTCCTGCAGTTCGTCCACGCTCTTGACGATGCGGAACGTACGCCACCCTGCGGCGACAGCTCGGGCCCGCTCATCCAGCGTCTGCACACTGGCCATCAGGTCCGTCTGCCAGCCGGCGGCTGCCGGGCTGTCCCACTGGTGCGTGTAACCCGGGTGCTTGCCGGGTTTCACCAACTCCGCCAATGCGTCCCACGCTGCACGAGGTACAGCGACAGGGTCGCCGTAAGACCCACGCCGCAGCAGGCTGTTCCGCAGAGCCCGCCTCATGGCCGGCGACAGGGCGTCGAGTGTCGGGTAAACACCGCGTCGGTAAGCCTTCCAGATTTGGTTCGGTGCCCGACCAACCCGCACATAGCAGGACCTGAACCGGTTGACTTTCTTCCTCTTGACCCGGGTACTGTTGGCGATGATCCCCCGCAAAGGGCAGGAACCGCACACGCTACTGTCAGCACCAGTGTTGATGGCATTCACCGGGCTCACATCCGCTCTCAGAATCCACGTCTGGACCAAGGGTCCGGTCTTCTTGTTGCGAGTGCCGGTGGTCGCTATCGCAACGATAGGCTTGCCGTCGATCGCTGAGGGACCTTCATAGAACACTACGCCAGCCATAATAGCTCTCCATAATGGGTGAAAGAATCAACACGTCGCGAGTTTACTGCTTCGCGATCTCGTTGCGAATGATCGTTACCGATTTGCGAGGTGCCTCAAAGCCCAACGACACGCTGCCTTTGCTTATCAGGTGGGTCAGCAACGTTATCGTGATCGGGGTGTCGGACCCCGGAACCTTAACCACGATGCTGATCTTTTCGCCCCGCTTGCGCTTCAACACTAACATGACATTCTCCTTCGTAAAGAATCGTGCCGGCAAACACGCCGGCACATTGGACATTCTACAAAAACAGTTGAACCCGGTCAATGCCTGATCACGATGCAGTGGCGGATCTTTACCCGACCCATGTCATCAATGCTGATCCACGCGGCGTTGCGGTCATCTACGTCCGCCCAGTTGTTGTCGGGCATGTCGCCGCGGGTGAGCACCCGCTCGTCGATGGCTACGTATGTGGCGGTCTTGTCAACCCGAGCGCCCTGAGGGGCGTTCCTCCGCCAGTTTTTCAGGGCCTCACTTCGAGTACCGCCCGCACCCCATGAGTTGTATCCGACAACCACAATTCGGACCCCAACATGTGGCTCATCGACCACGTTAAAGAACGTTTGTTTTCCCACGACGCGTTTCCTTATTGGAACACCAACAAAAAACCCGGCGACACCGTGTCGCCGGGCACATAAACCACCCGCATCACCACCCGCATCACCACTTGCTGTTGCCAAAAAGCAGGTGCTTGATGTCGTGACGCAGCCCATCAACACGCTCCCGCATCGCCTCAAACTCCGCGACTGCGGCGTTGTAGTCGGCCAACTGCTTCTCGAGCAGCGGCGTGGCCAGCCGCCCCTCCCTCGCTGGGTTGTTAAGAGGAGACACATTGCACTCAATCTCAGAGAGCGTAAGATGCGTAACGGCCCCGAGCCGCGTCTCGCAGATGTTGTACTCATTGTGGTCGAACCGACCGCCTTCACCGCCGGCGTGGGCTGTGGCTGTCACGTGCAGGTATATTGAACCACAGCCAGCACCCGACCTCCAGAACCGCAGCAGTGCCCGGACAAACCGGGTAGTGTTCGGGTCGTCCGGTCGCTCCTTATCGACATGCGGGAGGTTAGTCACGTTGTCCCTCACCGCATCGTTTACCATGCCGGTAAACGCCTTACCGAACGTGCCATCCACCTTGAGCACCTTCTTGCCGAGGAAATTCTCACAAACGGTCCGCATATCGGGCACGAGAATGGTGCTGACATGGTGGGCCCAAGCGTAGGCCTTTGCGTGGGCCAGCATGGGAGGGGTGAGTGTGATTGCGTGGTGATCTGACATAACAAACTCCTTCATGGAACGACAACAAAAAACCCGGCGACACAGCGTCGCCGGGAACCTACTGCAAACGACCTGCTTTCTGCGTTATGCGTCCGGCTCGGACGAGTTTGCGAACCGCGGTCGTCAAACTCACCAACCCGCCCATAACTTCTGCGATTTGACCCAGCCGGCTGTCCTCTTTCGTGTAACACTCGGGGTCCGTCAGCGTAGTGATCGCTTCGAACAGTTCGCGTGCTTCATGTTCGGCCTCATTTACACGCTCGTCAAACAACTCTTCGTCAAAAGTTTTCACACGCACCGCCTTTCATCCAAAGAGTGAAACTCGACCGTCGTCCGACAAACGTGCGGACATTGCAACCCCACACACCAGCTTGCGAATAGAGATCTCGTAAGAGTCCAGCGTGTCATTGCACACTGACGGGTTGTTCAACAATCGACGCACTGTTGACACCGCATTGCCAGCCGTCGCAAAGCGGTGTGCTTGCGTTATGTCGCCGAGTTCTGTCGGACCGTTGTCAATGTCTTCGCCCTTGAACCGTTTGAAAAACACCGGTTTGAGGCTATCCTCAAGGCCTTTCAAGGCCTTAAAGTCCATCTGAATTACGTAACACTCAAGACCTTCCACAGAATCACCTCCTCTCGAGATAGTACAGCCCGGCAGCCACGTCGGCCTCCGGGAGAGTGCCCAAGAACTGTTCCGCCTGATCTTCGGTAGCGAACCATCGCCGGCGTTTGTTTCCGTACACTGGACGCTGGTCTATGCGCCCCACGCAGAATCGTTTGATCCCGCAGGCGTCAATGACGTGGGGGGCAAGAACCGCGGTGCTTGCGACATTGAGTACGAGGTACTGGCATACCGCTGTTTGACACGCCTCCGGCAATTCACTAAACGCGACCCGTTTTCCGAGGTGTTTGCCGATAGTTGAGTTCCCTGCTGAACACCAAAACCCTTGCGGGTGGTGAGGGTTCGAAGACATGGCCACCGAACTCGAACACCACCTCCGCGTGCTACCGGAAAAGAACACTACGTACCTGTCTAAGACACCATCACCGGCGTCGTAGCACTTCACACGTACAGTGCTGGGTTTCTTCTCACTATTCATGATCTGTGCCCTTCATATCCTGAGATAAAATGCAACCACTCCACCCGCGACTGCCCCCTATCGCCAGAGCATCGGTCCAAACCTACCAAGTAACGACCCGCCTCATCGGGCCCGTGAACGTGACCCACAGTCCCGGAATACGCGGGCTGTTCATGACCCGGTACTGTGTAGGGCCGAACGCGTACACGCTCGCCTACTGCAGGGGATTTACGCTGCTCACTCATGACTCGTTCTCCTCGTGTTTTGGAATACCCCTAAGGTGGTGTAGACTTACCAGTCGCAGAATGTCTGGGGTGTCGTCTGGCCGGACACTAAACACAAACCGCCCGCTCGTTGCGGCATGCACTGCTATCACGGTGCCGTAATAGCTGGGCTCTCCAGCCTGCGTGCGGTTAGGCACCACCCACACTTTCTCGCCTGCTCGGAAACTCATGCCTTGTACTCCTGTGTTGGGAACAATTTCCTGAGCGCCGTGTTCAGTCCGTACTCGTGCAGGGACTCCGGGGACACCGTCCACGGCATGCCCTGCGTGATCAGGTCAGAGACAGCCCCGACGGCGTGGTTGACCACGGTCTCGTAGTCGCTGCCGTAGTACCCGCCGCAGCCTCCATCGACGTAGTCGCCGGTGTTGGTGCGGACCGTAAAGGACAGCCCGTTCCCGTTACACCAGTCGGTGTATTGCTTGAGGAACCTGTCAGCGTCCGCCGCTCGTTCAGCGTACGTCTTAGCGCCGATAGCGGAAGGTCCGTGCTCGAACACCAGCAGGCCGGCGTGGACAACGCCGTCAAACCGACAGTTTGTGCCGGGCCCACCGCACCCCTTACGGAACCAGCTACACAGACCGTGTTCATAGTAGGACAGGTGAAACGCCAGCCCCACGTCGAGACGGCGTCGCAACCCCGGATCACGAGGGTTGAACTCGAGCCAGCCGTTTTCACGGGTGACCCTAAACAACGTGTCTGGGTGCTCAAAAGCGACGTGTCGCGTGCCGTAGCTGATCAAACGCCAGTTGCATTCAGACTCTGCTGGGTTCTCGCAGTAGTCGCTGTCGATACTTACGATGAGATGTTCTGACATAGCAAGGGAACTCCATAATGGAATCACAAAAAACCCGGCGACACAGCGTCGCCGGGAGCATACTGCCAAGGACCTGCTTTCCGTGTTAGACCACGCTAACCGGAGGCAGCGAATAACCGGGGGCGCCCGGAGCGCCGCACAGCCTGTCGATAGTGGGGTCCTTCGCTCGCACCTCAAACAGGTAGTCGAGGGCGAGCTGTACTGCCTCCCTGTCGTCGTCAATCCGGGTGTTTGGGAGGAAACTGCGGACAACCACGGACACCCAAAACCTGGCGTCGAGAGGCCTGTCGCCGCTGTACTTAGCCGGCCACCTTACGACGCGGTCCAAAGGTTGAATGCCCTGCCGGCGGTCGCTCTCGGCCCAAGCACGCCCGTCTCCCGCATCGTTCACAACAAACATCACGGACGGCTCAACCTTTACTTTCTTGTCGTCCGCAAGGGACTCCGACACGTAACGAGCGTGGGAAACGCTGATGAATCCGGAGATGTGCTCATACTTGGAGTAGATCTCCATCGCCGCAGGGTCGTCGTCGGGATAGTCTCGTCCAGCAAACTTCTCCGGGTCGTTGTTGATGTGCGTGTAGATCCAGTGCATTACCCCGTCGGAACCGATAAGACGACCGTAGAAACCAATCATGTACATGGCGAACTCCATAATGGAACCACAAAAACCCGGCGACACAGCGTCGCCGGGAACATACTGCAAACGACCTGCTCTCCGCGTAAACACTACCCGTTACCACACAGCTTCGGGTTACTCTCAACAAAGTCCCCCCAAGATCCAAGCCACATACGCTCGGAGCGGGAGCGGAACAGGATTGTTGTGTCGTAGGAGTCCCCGGTGTTGAGGTATGTCAGGCCATCACGCCCACCCGCATCGAGGGCAAACCCCTCCACCCCGTGCGTCTTTAGCTCGGGGAAACACCGTTCCGTGACCGACAGGGCCACAGACGCTGTGTAAGACGGGTGTCGCGTGTCATGCTGCCGACGTTTTTTGTACTCCGCCTGCGCAAATTTGAGGGCTTTTTTCCAGAAGTCGTCCATGCTCTCGCCCGGCTGGCGGATGAACTCCCCGCCAATCTGTCGCTCTATCTTACGACGCTTCCCTCGGAAGGTGACGTACCCGTCCTTAACCGTGAATCTTACGTACTCGTAAGACGGGGTTCCTGAGTAGCACATCTCGACTTTCGCAAGTCCGTGCGAGGTTTCACCCCCGTCACACGACCCCTCAAGCAACTCCTTAACCGTACCCTTGTTGTTCATGCTAAACAATGTCTGAAACAAATACGTTTGCACAATACGCTCCTTAGTGGAACAAAACAAAAACCCGGCGACACAGCGTCGCCGGGAGAGACTGCTACCGACCTGCTTTCCGCTTTACGCTGACACCAACGTACACCATGTCATACGCGGTTTCAGCACACTCACACAGCGGAATTCCTGACTCCTGGATGGCGGACCCCGTGGCGCCCACATAACGCCCACACCGAGCACACTTCCAGTACAGCAGGACTCGGCTGTCATCGGCGATCAGGTTCTTAGGCGGCTCGAAAGCCGCATCGGCCATACGCAGGGTACCAGTAACCCATCGGCTGAAGGCCTGCAGGCCTCGGAGCCCTTTACGCTGGCCCTTAGGCCGCTTCAGCAGGTTTCGAATGTTACGGGACAATGTGATGTCCAGCTCGTCCCACAAGTATCTGATCCACGCCTCATCCGTAGCGGGCGTGTAGTTCCCGTCATCATCGCACAAGTCCGGCCTGATGCTGCCACGGGTGAGACCGCCCGTAGAACTCACCGCGTACAGGATGCAGCCCTGCCCGCCGTACCACTCACCCGCTGTTTTAACGAACCGCTCTGGGAACTCTACGTTATTGAGATCCATAACAAACTCCATAATGGAATCACAAAAACCCGGCGACACAGCGTCGCCGGGGGAGACTGCAAACGACCTGCTTTCCGCGTCACCAGTACCGCGTAGGCATGAGCGTCAGGCCATAAATCTTGACCATAAAGCCCGCAACATCAGACATGAACTCGTTACGGCGATCGCGGAAAAAGTGGTATGACCAGCCCATGTCCATCTTGGTCTCTTTAGGGACGTGTATGTCTGAGTATACCGTTACCGATACGCCCCCACCCTCCCGCTCGAATTCATCTTTGACGATTGTCGCTACTGCCCTCACGTAGTGCGGGAGGTGTGGGAAGTGCAGCGTAATCTCTTGCTTCTCGGACACATCAGTCTCCCGCATAAAAGGTTTCTTTGAGGTCACTGCTAAACACGGTGCCCAAGTAAAGGCGTTTGCCCTTCACCTTGATCCACAGCGACCCGATGTTGCTAAAGCACGTGCAATACACGCGGTATTTTTGCTTCGTTTCGGCGAACTGCAGCATGATGTCTGTGACGATGGCACGGCCATAGCCCATCTCATCCTGCCCCCGCCTGCCCACAACACGCGTGGCATCGTTTGAAACCAACCGGTAGTCTCCGGTGACGTATTCCACCTTAGGAAGCGGTTTTTTTCCCAGACCCATAACAAACTCCATAATGGAATCACAAAAACCCGGCGACACAGTGCCGCCGGGACATACTGCAAACAACCTGCTTTCCGCGTTAGGACACCTCAGCGCGGGGGATAATCCCAGCCTCCATGTCCGCGTTGGCGATCTCAAACCGCCTCCCGTTACCCCTCACGTACCACGTCCACGTAGGCGAGGTAACGCCGCATTCGTCCTCAATCTCGCCGATCACGTAGTACATCATCTTGATAAGAGAGCGGGACACTTTCCAGCTCTCAATCGTATAAAACGAGCCTTTGCACACGATGCGGTGCCAACCCCACACACGCATCGCGTAGAGCCTCACGTCCTCGTCAGTGGGTTCGGCCTGCAGCGCAAACCGAACCTCCAGCTCAGGCAGCCCCGTAAGGCGCGTGATCGCCTCAACCGGGGTTTCATCGCCAGCGAATTCGTCGAGGTTTCCTAAATCGCAACGCAAAGCGGTACAATCCAGAACCCCATCGTGATTGATGTGGTCCGTAAACACACGGTTGATGGCGTCCACCAGAGGTTCGTCGCCGCTCAAAGACTGCAACGCATCCGCCACGTTACGCGCCGCGTGCTGGCGGGCCACACCCTCGTGGTTGGCCACGTCAGCACCAGCATCGCCGTCGCAGTACGTCACGCACCCGTCTTTATCAGCCCAGTACTCACACATTGGTTTCTCCTTAGTGGAAAGAAAGCACACGAACGACAGCCGCCGCAGCGGCTGTCTATCACACGCTCGCCTTACACGCACGTCACAGATCGACGACGATCGACGATCTGAGGTGGTTGTAGCGGATCGTCACGCTGGGCGTTTCGTCCGCCTTGAAGTCACGGATCGAACAGGGCTTTCCATCCCAGCGACTGCCGACCTCGTTAAAGATGAAATCTTTACCCGCGAGAAATGCCTCGCGGGCTGCGTCTGCCCTCGTGTAATCACGTCCGTAAGCTGGGGTCAACGTTGCCATGACAAACTCCATAATGGAACCGCAAAAAACCCGGCGACACAGCGTCGCCGGGAAGAACTGCCGAAGACCTGCTTTCCGCGTTAGCAGAGGATCAGCAGGTTTTTCGTTTCCGCACCCTTGATGTGCTCCTTACGGAACCTGACCCCATACACGGCGTCTTCAGGGGCGCTGTAGTCAACCCCTGTAAGAGACTCGATCGACGTAAAGTGGCCGTTGGTCCACCCAAAACGCTCCCTCAAGGCGTTCTGCATGGTTACCCACGGATTACCCTTAGCGTCTGGGTTGTTGAAATCCACCAGACGCCAGATCAGGATCGCGTCGTCGATGGGCCGAACGTTCGGGCCGGTAAAGGCGTCGAGGTGTTCGTAAGAGACGGTCACCCCCTGTGCCTCACGCGCCGCCGGGCTGTGGTGGACGGTAGGGTGGTAGTCCTTAAGCCAGTCCATCATATCGCTACCGTTCTTCACGTAGATTGAATCTACCCCGTCTTTGATCAGGCTTTTAGGCCCGATCATGGTGACGATGAGCGTATACCCCTTACGGGCCATTTTGATCCGGTTGACGCCCCATCGCTCCGTAAACGGGCACGCCTCAGTTTCCTCGGACATAACAAAGCTCCCTACTGGAACACAAAAACGGAAAGCACACGAACGACAGCCGCCGCAGCGGCTGTCTATCACACGCTCGCCTTACACGGCCACGAGTCACTTGATGATCAGAATGGATTTAGACCGAACGAGGGTAGACAAACGCCCGCTACTCCTAAAAACGCACACATAAGGGGTGCCCTTAGTCGGCTCGTCGTACACCCCGTCCAGTGCGTCAATCATTGTGAACTGGCCCTGCGACCACTTGTAACGCTCGCGGAGTTTGTTCCGGGCGTTAAGCCAGAAGTTGTCCATCACCGCAGAGTCAGTGGTGTCCACCAAATCGGCTGCGCAAAAACTCGCATCGGCCCCAGGTTCACGATGCAGGGATCTCAGTACGTGTTTCCCGGGAAACCCGTCGGCAGTAAGCAGGTGGCGTTTCCTATCACACAGGGGCAACACGCACATGTCAACTTCCGCAGCCGACAACCGTTCCGAAAGCGGCCCGAGGTTGCGGCGCAACATCTGCTCGCTGCTCGTGTAAAAGGTGTCGTAGCCTCCTGTAACGAGGTTGTTGGGGCCGATGACCGTAACGCGGTTGGTATACCCCGCCGACCATGACAACCGGTCCTTTTGATCGCGCTTGAGGAGGGCCATTTCGACCGCACAACCCAAAAGCCGTCCAGAATCATCTGTTCCCATAACAAAGCTCCCTACTGGAACACAAAAACCCGGCGACACAGCGTCGCCGGGACCATACTGCAAACGACCTGCTTTCTGCGTTACGCATCCGCTTTCTGGGCGACGCGTTACGCATCCGCTTTCCGACCGGCCTCTTAGGCGTCCCGCTTTCTGGGCAGCCGCTCGGGTTTCCCTCGCCGACCGCGCACGTAACCCGTAAGGCCGGGTGTCACCCCTACGGGTGACAAACGCACACCCATAGTGAACGTTTTTTCTCTGTTTCGGGAAATGTTTTGCTTTCCGTTGTGTGGGAGGGGGAAAGAGTGTAGACTTCCCCTGCCGACGGTCGATGAATGTGGCAGACCGGGGAACTGCAACCGACCTGACTTCCGCGAAAGAGAGGAACATCACATAGGAAAGCTTTTAGACCTGGAAGCCTTAGGGGAACTGGACCTAGTCCCGGCGGACTGGCAGGACTGGGAGGCAGTCTATGCCACCGCTCGCAAAATATTCCCTCGAGACGAGTATCGACAGACAGACCTCGTTTCAAGGACGTTCCTTAGGTGTTATCGCACCCGAAGAACACTATGCAGCATTGAACGGCTTTACGCCACCCTTCACCAACTAGCTAGGAGGAAGACGACACCCAAAGAAAACACGAACAAAGACCTGACAGAACTAGGCAACGGCAAAAAGCCGGAACCAACAGAGACGGCCGGACACCGGCAGCATATCGCCCGCAGAAATGCGGACTATCTTTCCAATCTCAAATCCATAAAGGGTTAAGACAATGAACGACGCCTTGAACTTGATCTTAAGCAAAATGACGGAACTGTCAGGTGCACTCGAAGGTGTGAACAATCGGCTGCTGGCGGTTGAGACCGGCGCGCGTGAAGTCGCCTCCACCCAGACCGCAGCAACCCACGCAAAGACAAAGACCCGCGCCCCCTTGCCCGATAACGTACACCCCACTGCCCGGACACCCACCGAGCCCGGAACAAAGCGCAACCCGACCGACAATCCGGCAATCTGCCTCGCTGCAGAGTGCGGAGAAACCACAACAACTAGCGGATCGGCGACGCACTATTCCCGCGCGCTGACAATTCATTTCCCGCGCTCGGAACACGTCAGCAGAATCATCGGCGGGCGCAGCAGTAGCAGCAGGAAAGAAACGAAACCCCAGACAGAAGATGAATTGATCACACAGAACGACGCATGGCAAACGGTCCTGTTGTGGCGAAGTCGTGGGGCTAGCTTTTGGCTGCAACCTAAAGACGAACCTGGCCAGGCTAAACAACCCGCAACGCAGACCGACGCCCGCACCCTCAGTGTACTGCTGGCGGATTCCATTTTGTGGGTATGCAAAATAAATGCCGACGACGACGACGCACGGCGGAAGCTTGCAGAACAGGTGGTTACAACGCACTACGGACCTGCAGCAACCACCACAAAGAAAGGTAAAGCAAAAACCTAGAACCTAGCCACAACTCCACACAACGACAGCACCACCGGGAATTCCTGGTGGTGTTTTTTTTGCGCGGTAAACACTGCGGCGGGGTGAGTGCAGGGAAGACTTCAGAAAGTAAACACGAGACTAGGCGTCGCCGTGTTTACCTATCACGTAGACCGCGAAGGTAAACACGGGATTCCTTAGGGAAAGCTTGCCAGGGAAGTTTGGCCAGCCTTAAAGACGGGGGCTGGCTGGACCGGTCGGGCAGGAGGGGTTTATTTTGGTTACTCTCCCGGAATTTTTTAATTTTCCAAAATACCGGTAAACACAGGGCAATACCGGTAAACACAGGGCAATACCGGTAAACACAGGGAAATACCGGTAAACACAGGGCAATACCGGTAAACACAGGGAAATACCGGTAAACACAGGGAAATACCGGTAAACACAGGGCAATACCGGTAAACACCAGCAATCAGGGCGGTCAAGGCAATAGCAGCCGACCACAGCACTTCCGGCTATTACACAGACTGCAGACCAATTTGGCCGTATACCGGCCACAGCGCGTAAAAAAAGCTGGCGTGTTTGCCAGCTCAAACCTTTGATCAGGATTGGGTAAGAACCTCATCCAGCAGATCAGCCAACCCTGTGATCGTGTCATTCAGCATTTCGTGCGTTGACCGACCTTTGTCGGACTTTGCCGGGATCAGGACGACCGACTTATCGCCGTGCCGGATAACCACATTACCGTTTTCGTCGCAAGTGGTGCATGCCCTCAGCCGAGCGAAGGTGTCTACCATTGTCACAGCCCCCTTAAAGTAATACCGTAGTGACCGTATGTGGATCCCGTAACAGCCGGGCACAAGTCTTACCGGTCTTCGATCGGCGAAGCGCCAGCGAGAGCCGAGCGAAGGGAGACCCAAGCTCGGTTGCTCCCCGTAATCACCGGCAAATACCAGTATTTACCCGATTTTAGTCACACACAACCCCACCCCGTCAAGTCACCCCAAGTTTTATTTTCAAATTCCATCGAAGTTTTTCCTCGACGTGAACGCTTCGCGTTCACTCGACCGGAAGCCTTTCTACAAATTGCGGAGAATCACGGTTGACAATCTCCCAAATCCCCGCCACACTGGCATCACTCTTGTGCGGAGAGCGAAATGGTGAATCACTATGAGTGTTTGATGGGCACGGCGAAGTGCCTTGCGGATTTGGGTGTCCGCGTGTTTGCCTTGCAACCGGGTACAAAGCTACCAAAACACGGCTGCAAATGGGACGTTGAGGCTACGAACAACGTGCAGGCGTTGCCGGCGATGTTCCCGAAAGGGCAGAACTGGGGTCTAGCCGCACTAATGGGTCCGTCCAGTGGGGTGATGGACTGCGAGCCGGACAGCCCGGAGGCTTATGCTCTGCTGGAACAAATGATTCAGCAGGCTCAGATACGTACCGTTGCGTACCGAGCAGCCCGGGGGAATCACTACTGGTTCCAGTGGGACGCGGATCTGGCCGCTTTCGGTGTGTCCGTTGTCAAAGCCGATTACTTGGAATGCCGACTGGGGCAACAGGATTCCGCCGTTTACTCAGCTTGCCCGCCCTCCATACACCCCCTGACCCAACAGTACTACAGTTGGTTGCCGGGTTGTGCGCCGTGGGAGACCAGAATTGCTCTGATTCCGGGGCCCCTGAAGCACTGGTTTCTGACCAACTACAGCAAAACTCGCACGGCAGTGAAGAGAACAACCACTGTCTGTGCTGAAGACGACGGTTTGTTGCCAGAAGTGGGAAACAGGCACGAGTACCTGCTGCGGTTGAGCAAGATTCTGGCCGCGGATCTGCGACTTCCGAAGAATTTGGTCGTGGATATGATGCGGCCACTGGCGGACAAGCTCGGGACGCTGCATGAAAAGGGGCGTGGCGAGCTGGAATTGCAGAATCTGGTGGCAAAACTGGCGGTTACGCCCACTCCCGCCGCGGAATTTGCCGAAATCGACTTCGCGGACGCCACGTCTGACGTAATAAAGGCACGCCAGGCGGCGGAATTGCAGGAAGAATCTGCAATTTTCCCCGAAATTCCGCAAAATGTCTTTGATAGCCGTATTCAGGCGGTCAGTTTGCACGCAAGAGCAGCTCAATACCCCAGGAATTTGTTCCTGTTGAGCACATTAGCAGTAGCCTCCGGTCTGCTGGGGTCGTCGGTGCAGGTCCGCACAACCCCCGACGCCCCAGCGACCGGAGTGCAGTCGTACATTTTCGGGGTTGGACCGTCGGGTGCGGGGAAATCGCTGACCATCAATCAGGTCACAGCTCCGCTGCGCGGATCTGAACGGGTTCTGACCGACGCTACGCCGGAGGCCTTCGCCCACGGCATGTCGAAATTCCCCCGAGGACTGCTGGTTGTGCTCACTGAAGGCAAGGACTTCCTCGGGATGTTCGGTCGATACTCTCAGGCCCTTGCCGGCAGCTCGTCAAACACCGGCATGTGGCTGCGAGCATGGTCCGGGGACTCAATCGTCCAGTTCCGCAAGACCGGGAACACTGTCGTCCGGTCGCCGTTCTGCTCTATCGTGGGGGCTATCCAGGGTGTGAACCTGAATCAAATCCCCGGGATCGACCTGATCGACGGTTTGATCCAGCGAATGCAGCTCTTCCCTTTGGGACGTATTCCGGAGGAGCCGGCTCAGGAAAGCCAGAGAGCCATGACGGCGTGGTGGTCGCACTGGGATCAAATGGCCCGACGCCTGAACACTCACAAGCAGGCGATCCAGAGCGTCGATGCTATGGCCCTCGCTGCGGCGTCAGGGACCGACATCGACCCGTCGATCCTTACCCTGTCCTCCGAAGCCAACGCCGTCTGGCAGGGGTACGCGAAGCACAAACGCAGCACCGCGTACCTGGCTCAGTGGCCGGACGAGCATCCTTGGCGGAGCGAGGTGCTCCGGCATGCGGAAGTGGCCTTGCGAATGTCGGCGGTTCTGTGGGTTCTCGACCTTGCGATCGAAGAGCAGGTGTGGGCTTCTGCCGTAAACCCGACTCGAGGGTTTGTCAACCCGACAATCCCGACCCCCTACATACACCGTGCCATAGGTCTGATGGAGTGGCTGTGGTCACACAAACAACGCCTGCTCGACAGCAAGGTGGATCAGGCGTACGCTAAGCTGTGCGGGGCTGCCGGGGCTCAAACGCAGGCTGTCACGGACATGCTGCAAACCACTGCGTCCCAGAGATCACGGAAGTTGCAGACGCGGGGGTACCCCACATTCACCTTCAGGCACTACTCACGGTTCAACAACCTCGGGCGGGGGGCCGCCGAGTACGAGATCACACTATTCAAGAGTTTGGGGTGGGTCGAAGAGATTCCGGATACAGACCCCATTGCGTATCGTTTCCGAGTTCAGTTCGAAGAACAACAGGGGAGGGACTAAGAGTGCATGTTGGGACCATCACCACAGCAGCAGCAGTGAGTGACGAACGCAAACAGTTGGCGGCGGAGTTGCTGCCACATCTGGCCACGATAATGCGACTGAGCAGACCAGCCACCGGAACAGTAGCGTCGTGGTTGGCAGTGGTGCAGTCGATGGGCCTGACACTAAAGGATCTGATGGACGAAGTAAAGCGGCAGGAGTTGGAGATTGAGTTCGCCGTGGAACGTCTGCAGGAGGGGCAGCAGTGACACCCTACTTTGCACAGGATGGCGTTTTAAAACGTTTTATAGGAGCGACAATGATGGTTGTGATTAAGGGTAACGTGGCTTACACGGCATCATACGGATGCTGGTTCTGTTTGCATGTTGGATCGGTGGCAATGTACGTCGGTCGCGGAATCAAAGGTTCAGGGCCGCGACTTGAAATAATGACACCGCGACATTGGTTCCGCTGGTCGAGGGGATACAGAGATGCGGCAAAACGTCCTGATCGTAACATGTGATGAATGTGGCATGCAGCAGTCTTTTGAGACTCTACGGGCAGGGGGTGAGCAATGAGTGAGCCGGACAAAACGCCAGAACCACAGCCGGAGTTCACAATACCCGAGGGCTGGCGAAGGCTGCAAGTCGGTGAGATACTGCAGCCTGGTGATCAGATTGTACAGATCGACGACGGGAGACGATATCCGACACACCGCGTCGGGGACGCTGTAGGGGAAAAGCAGCAGTACATCCGGCTCGATCCGGATGCAGGCATGACAGAGGAGCTGCATCGGATCCTGCAACGATGTGAGGCCAACGAAACCACCTTCGATAACCAGGATATGTCTGTCGTATTGCAGGAAGTGTACCGGCTCAGACGAATCATCATATCGGAGTTCGGATGACAGAAAAGCAATCGAAATGGTGGCAAGCAAATAGCCATGCGGAGAAGTACTTACCTTTTCAGTGGCTCATCCCCAGGGATGTGCTGTACATCCCGTGGTCCCACAACCACCTACCCCACCACGTCGAAAAGATGGAGAAGACGATTGACAGGGATACAGACGATAACCGCGGCCTGCGTTCGAATGGATAGCGCCTATTACCACATACCCGGCGTAGTGCCGTGGGACAAACGTAAGGATTTTCGCAAATGTCGGGATAATTACCCAGTCATCGCACACCCACCGTGCGCCCAGTGGGGTCGTACCGCCCCGTTGGCAAACAAAAACATATCACAAAAATCCTTGGCTTTGCTCTGCCTGCAGGAGGTACGCAGATGCGGCGGGATTCTCGAGCACCCGAAAGACAGTACCCTGTGGGAATTTGCGGGGATCCCCGACGGGGGTCGGAGGGACCAGTTTGGCGGGTTGCGTATCACAATCGACCAGTATGACTACGGTCACGAAGCCCGCAAGCTGACGACGCTGTATCTGGTCGGGTTGCCGGCAATGACGGCGATGCAGGCGGCGTACGAATTGGGTCGGCTGGGGGCCAGGGTAAAGCGTCCGCAAAAACCGAAGCAGGTGCTCTGTTGCTCAAAAGCTGTCAGAGAGCTGACCCCGGCACCGCTTGCCCGGGCGATGTGTCAATTTGTTCGGGACTTTGGTTTGAGCCGCTTAGAGCCTGACGGTTCACCGCGGACGCGAATCACGTCTGTTGTCTGGGATGGCGTTTTTCACAGGAGTCAATAATGCAAGACAGGCTTGGGGTTTCAGGGTTTCTGTGGTTTGTTCTTGTACTGGCGGGAGTGCCTTTGGGTGTGTGGGCGTTCCGAATTCTCGGGCGTCTTTGGGAGGTATTGATAGCCTCGGAGGAAGTCCCGGCAGATCCGGGGTGGGAGCAGGAGTACGCAGATTACGGTAGTAGTGCGATGACGTATTCGGAATACGAGGAGGGCTGGGATCCATGAGCGAGCAACGGGGCGGCGACAAGTACTTGAAAAGGCTGTATGGGCATCTGTGCTGTAAAATTTGGGTCGGGGATCCGGGGTGGTTGTCAATCCACCCAGAGATCGGAAACCTCCTTGTCATATTGCTGGTGATATTGCTGGCTCTTGGAGGTTGCGACGCCGTAAAAGGAGACCTCATCGTGGAGGTTCAGGAGTACGGGGTTACCATAAACCCAGACACGGGCTGGTACACGGCAGAGATTGGTCAGAATCTTTCCGGTTTTGGGCGACCGCTGGGGTGGATCTCTTTCGCTCAGATTGCGGAGGGTGGTGGGATGGCGTTCATAAGCACCGGAAGTTTCTCGGATAGGTATGGCACCGAAGACGGGGAGCAGCAGATTCAGGTGCAGACCACATACACTCGGGGTTGGGATCAGGCGGTGTTGCTGCCGTACGGGACTCCTGTAGGCGCCGGGGACACCTACAGCGATTTCCTGCGAGTCTATGACAGTCTGACAGACCTGCCGGCAAACAACCCCATCTACATCCCCTTTTTGTGGCGTAGCTGGGTCGGCAGAGCACCGACAGGCCTGTTCGACCGCGTCTATCAAGGGGTTGGGTATATCTCAATCGACGAGGTTGATCCGATGCCGATCGAAGGTTCAGGCGCCCACCCAAACTATCGACTGGACAGGATCGTCCTGACCAACGGAGACTTGTATGCCGGGCAAGTCCCCCAGACCAACTCAGTGCCCGAACCCGGGGTGTTGGCTGCGGTTTTTGTGGTGGCTGCGGTGCTAATTACACAAAAATGGTTGACGTCTCGTTTGTCCCGTAGTAGGATGCTCCGGTCGAAACCGGCGAACTGAGTCGCAGGTGCATGCTGGTATCTCAATTGGTAGAGTAAGTGGCCGCAAGGTAGTGGGTGCGTTGAGGCCACTTGTGCAGGTTCGAGCCCTGCCCAGCGTGTTTTGTTGTCAAAAGCATGTGCGGTGCTTTTGGCAGCGGTTGGTCCTGTTCCTTTGCTGTCCATCCATTAACCGGAGGGGCAGGTGGCCGGAGAGGGGTCCGCACACCCCTCTCCGGCTATCTTTTTAGGAGCACGACATGGTGGCGTACATTTACGCACGCGTCTCAACGCCTGAGCAAATGCTGAACGGGCAGAGTCTCGAGGGTCAGGTGAAGTCCTGTCGGGACTACTGCACATCGACAAACCTTGTTTTGGCTTCGGCCTCGAATTGCGACAGCCCCGGCGTGATAATCGACGGGGGCAGGAGCGCGTACAAAAAGTCTTTTGAGACAAGACCCGGCGCTTTGTTGCTGGCAAACTCGGTTCGACCGGGTGACACCGTAGTCGTCACGAGCCTGACACGGCTATTTCGCCGTGTCTCTGATGCGTGCAGCATCCTCGAACGGTGGGTCGAGGCCGGAGTCCACGTCACTTTTGTGGACTACCCTTCGCTGAGTTTCAACTCGGCCAACGGTCGGTGTCTGGTGTACTGCATGGCGGCAGTTGCTCAGCTCAAAAGCGAGCTTATTTCTGCTCGAATACGGGAGGCAAAGGCGCGAAAGAAGGATGCAACCGCGACCCCACAAGATCGCCGACCAGCGACCAGGCCGCCAGTACCTCCGTCCCAACTTTCTGCGGTTGAAACTCTTCGGATAATGGCTGCGACCCCGGCAGCGGTCGCCAAAGGGCGGACGTTTTTGTATGCCAGAGTGTCCACGGACGATCAGTCCGCAAGCACTCAACTACAGATTTTGCGGCAGAAGTACCCAGACGCCCTGGAGTTTGTGGACGAAGGGGTCAGCGCGTGGAAAACCCCTCTGCAGAACCGGCCCGCTGGTGGGCAAATGCTGCAGATCCTGCAACCCGGTGATGTCGTCGTTGCTCTGAGGCCGGACAGACTGTTTCGGTCTCTGAAAGACGCGGCCAACCAAATCGACGCCATTCACGCCAAAGGTGCCATTCTCGCGATCGCGGAAAGCGGGATCCGCACTGACGACCTGTTTGGCAGGCTGCTGATGGGCATGCTCTCCGCATTCGCCCAGCTCGAGTCCGAGGAAACTAGCCGAGCCACGAAGCATGCGGCAGCAATTGCTCTTGCGACAAATGAGAACCTGTTGCAACAACGGTTACCGAGAGCGTTGTCGAACAGGATCCCACTCCGCCAGAAGCATTACGTGTTTCAAGATGTGTTCACGCCGCAGGAAATGTCTGATTTGTGGCTCAAAGTGTACCTGACGTACAAACAATACCGGAACGTGCCGGCGTGCGTATCGTGCGTTTGCAATCAGGCGCTGCATGAGAAAGGCCTACCCCCTCTGATCGCCATGCCGTACACAAATGCGGCGGAGTACGCTCGAGCCTTGCGGCGGAAGGGTACCGCGTTATGCAAACGCGTTGCTGCCGTAGTTGATAGTCACACGCACGTAGCTTCTCCCGTGAACCCGAACCGTTTCATGAGGAACGCTGCAAGGTTCAAAGAATTCATGGACATCCACCAGCAGCTTCCGAGAGAGCAGCGATCTCTGAGCCTCACAGAGATGTTTCGGAACCATCCAACAGTGATCGGAGTTGTTTCCGCTGCAGCCAATTCTGCAGCCGACTGAGCTTCACAAATACCCGCCCGCCGACATGCACGCGAGGCAGGCAACACTTTGAATTCGCCCCGCCAATACCGCGGGTACACCACTTCCGAACAGTAGATACGTCTACGCTAACACCAAACTGTTGTTTGATCAGCGTCACGACTTCTTTTGGTGTCAGTAATTGTTCGCTCATGGGGGTCAGGTTATCGTGTAGGGAAACGGGCAAAACGGGAATGTCGGTAGAATAGTTCAGAGGCAGCGTTGCCGTCCAGTCTGATAGTGGGCACGATTCGGAAGAATCGTTTCTCCCCCCACTTTGCACTGGAGCCTTAAACTATGTCTATGCCTTTCCCAAATTTTGCCGATTTATCCGCGACCGCTCCCGTGGGGGGAGTGAACCCCCCGACGCAGCAGCCCCAGCCTGCGTCGGGGGCAGCTTTCCCTCCACCGCAGCCAGCGCCAACCCCCGCACCGACAGCACCGACAGCCCCGACCCCTGCGCCGGCAGCGCCAAGTGCCCCTGCAGCAGCGTCGAGCAACATCGCGATGATCCGCCGGCTGGAGGCCAACGGGACTCTTCCCCAAGGGCATGGGTTCACGGACGACCTGCAGGTACTCCAGTATTTGGCGGAAGCCTCTCAGACGCCAGAACCAGCGCCTCCGCAGCAGACAGCCCCGGCAGAGACGCCAGCCCCCTCACCCGCGGATCTGTCTGCTGCGGCTCTTTCGTTCCAGCAAGCGGGCATGCTGGCGTTCCGCGACGGTGCGTATGTTGCCTCAAACCCGCTCGCTACCCAGGTCGCATCAGCCCTGAATGACAACCTCGCGCGTCAGCGGGCGATCCAGGCAGAACTCGCAGACCCGGAGCGGTTTATCCGTAACTACGGTCAAGGGTTTGTCGCTGAAGTCACAGCCCCGTTACAGCAAGAGATTGCAACGCTTCGGGAACAGCTCGCCGCCGTCGCGCGACAGGCCGTACCAGACCCAGCGACGACTTTTGTGCAGACGAACCGACCCGCTTTGGTGGGGCCAGACGGAGCTTTGACGGCTGCCGGACAGGCCTATCACGCTGCTTGGGAGGCAGCAACCGCCGCCGGCGTTCGAGACCGCACTGCTGCACACAATATCGCCCACTTGGCGGCTAAGCCGCTGCTGAACACTCAAACACCCCCGCCGGCGCAACAGCCACCGGCGGCTGCGCAAAAGCCTTGGTTGCAGACTGTGACCACACAGTCGGCAAACCCTGCGTTTTCTGCTCCCGGAAGCATCGTCAACAACGGCCCTCCGGCGGGTTCGGTTCCAGTAAACAACGCCGGATTTCCGGATTTCACGTTGATGGCCGCCGCTTCTCAACAGGTACCCTCTTAATAGGATTCGAAAATGGTTGCTATTGTACCGCAAAACGTAGCGGGGCATGTCAACGTAGTACGCGACTTGGCCCCCAAGTACTGGAAAGCAGTGTCGGATCTCACGGTCCGAAACTTCTTGACGATGTACAACCTGCGGCGATTCGGTCGGCTCTCGTTCAACGCACGCGGGCATACTCAGGTCTGGAACGCTCGCGTCAAGCAGCCGTCCGTATTCCCTGCGGTCGAAAACCAGCCGTTGCAGTTTGTCAACACCGACACCGACATCCAGTATTTTATTGGGATCAAGGGCTACCGCACGTCCGATTTCATGGGCGAGCAGGAGTACTTGATGCGAGATGGCGCTGGCGACATCGCAATCACCGACCGCTACACCCGCAAATCGGAGGAACTCGCTCAGGCAATGAGCGAGAGAATTCAGCGAGCGTTTTGGTGTAACGGCAACGATTCAGCGTTTGCCTACGATTTCGCTGGTATTGGTACGGCTACCGCGTACGACAACAATACGCTCACCAACGCCGATAAGGTCGCTCGTCCGACAGGGTCCTACTGCGGTCAGAATACAGCCCTCGGGTCTCTGGGCGGAACGTGGTCGGTGACCGCCGGCGACACCCCGCCGAATGCCTCTCTCGGGAACGACTTCCCGTTTGGTCAGGGTAGCCCTGAGTATGATGGTACTTCGCCGCTGATCATCAATTATGGCCCCAACATCTGGGGCAATGGCGGTACAGGTTTTGCGAAAAACATTGTGTCTGCTGCCTCCTACGCGATGACAGCCATGCTGCACCGTGGCGGCCAGTCGATGATTGGCGCTCCTCCGCAGGTCGCTATGAGCAGCAATCTGTTCCCCCAGTTCAAGGACAGCTTCCGCGCCAACAACCGGCAGATCATGCCGTGGAAGGACGGCGACCTGGGCTATCCGGGCGAAACGCTGATGGTTGACGGTGCCGTCTACTCAATGGACTACGCCATTCCGCAGAACAACGCCTACATGTACCTCCCGCAGTTCTTGGAGGGCTTCTTCCTGCACAACGATATTTACGGACCACACGGCCCCGAGTGGAGCACAAGCCACACTGGGTACCTGTACTACGCCTCGAGCTACGGCAATTTCAAGTTCTTGCCGAAGTACCTGTGCCGGTTTGTGAGCAAGACCTGATCGTCGGATCGCCTGATTTTACGTTCCCAAAACAATCGGTTTACTTTTTCTGAAGGTGATGTATGGCAGGCCACACGATTCTGGCGAAGTTGGGTGCGGTTGATATCTATGATGACCCGCAGGCTCTGGGTCAGGGAGCCGAGTTTCAAGACCTCGACTACACAAACCCGGAATTTCCGGTACTGCAGTCTCAGCAGAAAGTCTGTGCAGTCTTGGTGAAGAACGACAGCGGAGCGACATTGGCCCCGGGCGTTGGTGTGCGGATGAAAGCCGCGGACACCACCGTCACGCTTGTGGGGGGTCTGTGCGGGGCAAATCAGGCCCTGCACGGAGTTGTCGATCCGTGGTTGTCAGCCCCCGTCCCGGTCGGCAGTATTTTCTGGATGATTGTCGAAGGACCTACTCGGGTGTTGGCCGGCACAGGGGGTCTGACCCCCGGGGCCGTCCTGCAAACTTCCGCCAACGGCACGTTTGTGGCAGGTACCGAGGGAACCAACCCCGTGGGTCATTGCGGGTATTCCTCGAGTACTACCGCGGCGGCAGCACGCGGTCGGGCGTACGTCCGCACCCCGTTCAGCCCACTCGACTGCTGATTTGTGCCGGCTGATGTCGCAAGGTTCCCTCTTACAGGAGTTTAGTTGTGGTTGACAAACCAGTTCCGCCGACCGGGATTCACGGCAGTTCCAGCGTGACAAACGTCCAGCCAGGCAACCCTATCCAGAACCCGCTGACTCCGGTCAGCACTCGGTGACTCCGTGTCAGGCGGAGACGCAACGCAATCGGCGGGCCACAGCCCGCCGATTGTGTTTAGTGAGCAATTCCCGGGGCGAGTGATCTGCCCCATTTGTGGTATGCCATACACTCCACGGGCTGATGGAGCATCTTGCATGTCATGCACTGAGTTGGCGGAGCGCACCGCCGCGTCTTTGCTAAGCGGAGAGCATCCCTCTGAGTGGCGAAAAGCCCTGGCAGCGGTGCGGAAAAAAGGCCGCCCGTACGGCCTCGACCTCGCCGACCGCGTGATAGAAAACCTCGGGGGTCCGGAAAAGCTCGCCGACCGCCTCGTCGAGGACTTCAAGACGGCACGAGGGGAGGGCCTGACGCCAGAGCAGGCAATGTTCCAGTCCGTTGACCTCAAGCTCGTCAAAGGGCTGTACGAGCTGCTGAGCACACTCATAAATTCCCGCGATAAGCTGGTGGGAGACTCGGACCCTCTCGGAGATATGGACGAGGGGCAGCTCATGGCGGTGGCCTCCCAGGCCGCTTTCGCCCGCCTCGAGCACGACCCCTTGTTTCGGGTTGACATTTTGAGCAGAATATCCCAGATAGACCCTCAATTGGTGGTTTCATCCGCGATGCAGGTTTTGTCCCCGCCGAAGGTGGTGGTGATTGATGCGAACGTTTCTCCAACGAGCTGGTAGGTACGCACCGTACGCGACGTACGGACTTACTGCAGGTGCTGTGGCCGGAGCCCCCGGCAGCGAGTATTACAGCCCGGTGCTGGACGCCGTGGGGAACGCCTTCGACCTGCCCGGCAGCTCCGTCAGAGACCTGCTCGTCGGGAGAAACCCACTCGACCAATTTGCGTCTCCGTTCAGCGCCGACAACCGAGTGACGGGGAGAGATGTTCTGGATCACTGGGGTGTTACAGCCCCGAACAAAGAGACCGGCATGGCTGGCTGGCTCGACGATCCGATGGAAGGCCTTCGCGACCTGGCTGGGTTTGGGGTGGAGATCCTGACGGACCCGCTGAACGTGGTTTCTGCGCTAAAACTCGGCAAGCTATTTCGTGCGGGGAAAAAGGCCACAACCCACAACGCAGCTTTGGAGGCCTTGCAACGAAACCCGGAACGGCAACGCCTTGGTCGAGAGATGGTAGAGGCGTACGGCGAGTCTGGCGAGCACACAATGACACTGCTCGATGCCGCCACGATTGCGCAGAAGAAAGACCCAAACTTGGTCTACGGCGGCGTAACCGCTAAGCGGCTGGAGGGCGCTGTTGCCGGGATCGCAGCGACTTCCGCGGTTGCTGATCAGTTGATGGAATCGCCCCTGCAACAGCCGGCAATACCTCGACCACGATTGATGCAGGACGAGGCGAACGACCTGTTTGCCGGCAGAATCGACCAAGACCAGTACAACCGCTTGATGGATGAGTCGGGGAGGGCGCCAGTTCCTCGGTCAGAAGACCACCTGACAACCTTGCGCGACCGCATGCCTCCGGGTTTTTCCAACAGCCCGGAGCGGATTGCGGCAAAGGGTTTGGATGACCTTTCCCCGGTTGTTGGTATGCCGGTAGGGGCCCGTCTGGACATCAATGAGTACGCGCGGAATAACCCTGTCGTCACGTTGCACGGGAAAGACGGGCTCAACTACGCCCGAGCTGTTCAGCTCCTGCCGGACGAAACAGGCAAAGTAAGTTTTGGGCTGGCCGGAGGAAACAAAACAAACGTAAAATCGCCTTTGGAAGAGTACCAGTTTTCTGCCGGGCCTCGGGGCCCGGCAGCAGTTGCGGCGGGAGAAGCCAGTAAAAACTCGTGGGCCGTGGTTGCGGGTCGGGTGGGGGCTCTCACGTCCCCGGATCAAGTGCTTAGCGAGATTCAAGCGAAGATGCGGGATCCGCAATGGCGGCAGGTTGGGTACAACCCCGAGCGGCACTCCTACTTCTACCTGTCGGACGACCACCGGTCGCGTGTTGTTGACGCCGACGAGGTGCTGCAATTCGGCGACTTTGTTTTGGCGAAAAACCCGCGCACGGAGATGATGTCTTCTGAAGGCGTTCGAGACCGTTTGGCGGCGGCTGGGGTGGGTCCGGAAGATGCCGACCCGCGGATGCTGTACCAGTCTCCATTAAATCCACAGAACACTCTGATGGATGATAAAAATTGGGTGTTTGTTCATGGGGGTAGTAACTGGCGAGATTTTGACAAAAGCTTTCTTGGATCCGGGGAGCCCGGAGGACTACGCCCTCTGGGAAATGGGCTGTACGGGTACGCAGCCAGAAACGACGAAGAATTGTTAAGAGCTATTTCAGGCGCCAAGGTGTACGCCAACGAGTACGGAGGGGGCGACCCCCAAATACACTTGTTTTCTATACAACCTCCGGTAGGCCACACGTCGTGGGCGGGGCAACACGCTCCGGACTATCTATTTACAGACACACAAAAACGTATTGGAGACCTGTACGAACACGCAAACTCTCTCCCCGTCGGGAGCGAACGATCGGCTGCGTTTGCTGAGGCCAGAAGGCTCAGTGACGCAAATAAAGTAAACTATAGGCTAAGAGTGGAGATGCTCCCAGCCCAAGGCGATGGGTTTCCGGGGCTTATTGAGGCCGCAGTCCACGACCCGTCGTTGCTTAACAGAATAGGTATGGCGCCCGCCAACACACCAAACGAAAAAATAGCGAGGTTGTTGGCCGGATTGAACCCAGAGGGACCCGACCCGAACCTCTACACGCAATCGCCGCTAGCCGACCAAACACCTCGAGGAGCTATTCAATTCAGTCCGGACGGGACAACGTTGATGGCTTTTGGTCCGGATCCGTCAACAGCACCGCACGAGATGTCCCACTACCTGCGCCGCCGGTTTATGCCGGGCAATCCGTGGACTCGAGACCGAGAGGAAGCCTTTGCCGGAGGGTTCGAGAACTTCGCCGCAACAACATCCACCAGCAGCCCTGCGATGTCTGCGGCGTTTCAGTACTTCAACCAAGAAATCCCGAAAGTGTACGACCCGCAAATGGGCTACCGAAATCTCCCGGCCAGAGGCGGGTACGACTACGCAGATCTTCTGGGTGTCACCGAAACCGCCTCGCCACTGGACCCGAAGCAGGCTCCTGACCTAATCACACCGGCTGGCATGGCGTTGGTTCGCAATCTGCTGTCCCGGTTCAGCCAACATGGTGGGATATGACAGATCAGCTCACACAGGCTCTGATGGCCGCCGCCAGACTCCTCCAGCGGGGGAACGACGGCCTTGAAATCTTCCGGCCAACATCGTACCAAGAGCCAGTGATTCTAGCCAAAGCCACAGAACATCTGGTGCAGGGGGGCACGCGGTCTGGCAAGAGCACCATCGTCGCCGCGCTCATAGCTGCGTACGCCCGAAACAGACCCATCACGTTTTCCGACGGGTCTAAGCACAATATCCGCGAGAAGGCGTGGGCTAATCGGCCCGTTGTTGTGTGGCTTGTGGGGCTGCAGCTCAGCCACATCGGCCAAACGCTTTACCGCCTGCTGCGGCAGCCTGGGGCGTACGACTGCGTGCAAGACCCTGTGACAGGGAAACTACGCGCGTGGCAACCCGGTGTTGTGCCCGGGGACGACAAGATCGGTCCGGACGGCAGAGTGCCAGCACCTCCCCTGATCCCCGACGAAGAGGTCATAAACGAAACCTGGGAGAACAAGGCCGAGCACAAGCTCACCAGTATGACCCTACGTAATGGCTCCATGATATACGCATTTGCTTCGACCGCAAAGGTCAAGCGCGGCGACCCGGTGAACATCCTGTGGATCGACGAAGAAATCCAGTTTTCCGAGTACTACTCGGAATGGCAGAGCCGTCTCAGCGACCGCAAAGGCAGGCTGTATTGGACGTCGTGGCCAGACTTGAAGACCCCGGCGTTGTTGAGACTATGCGATCGTGCCAAAACCCAAGCCCGCGAGGTCGCCAGAGGGGAGAGAAAAACCGCGGACGTCGTCAGGTTTACTTTTGTCGGGTCAAACTCCCCGTTTGTCGATAAGGACGAAATCCGAAAACGGTCTGAAGGTTGGAGCGAAGCCGAAAGACTGGCTCGAGATTTTGGGGAGTTCCCCACGGAAGGAATATTGGCGTACCCGGAATTCAGCGAGGACCTCCACGTCGTTGATTACGGAGATAACGACGACATGAACGACAGGGTCACTGACGTCATGCGACGCCTGAACGGGACGGTTCCTGACGATTGGCCGGTCGATTTGATACTGGACCCCGGAACAACCAGCCCCGCCGTGTTGTGGTGTGCGATCCCGACGCCCGATTACTGGGACTGCGGAATGCCCTACTACATCGTCTACCGGGAGATGAACATTCCCCGTATCGACGCTCGTGACATGGCGCTGCGGATCAGAGCGATAGAACCCACCCGCACCTACGCCCGGTTCATCATCGACAAAAAAGCCGGCGCCCAAACACCGATGGGTTTTGCACATCGGGTAGCCTACCAATACTCTCAGGAATTCCGGGCCGTTGGTGTCCGCAACGTGGCCACGGGTTTTGAGTTCATGCCGAGCGAGCACGTCTGGGCGGTGCGAACACTCAAACTACGTGCGTGGATGCGGGGTCGGGTCGATTGTCCTCGACCGCAGTTGCGGATCTACGCCCGCTCTTGCCCTAAGCTGATAGACCAGCTCAAATCCATCCGGAAAATGCTTCGCCGGGACGAGGTGCAGGACAAGATCGCCGAAGGGCAAGTGCATGACGTGCTCGACACTCTGGAGTACTGGGCGGGTTCCGACCCAACCTTTCGCGTGGTGAGCCCCGAATCCAGAAACAACCCAGGGTTGCGGATGTTCGAACAGGAAGGTATATTTTGGCAGAACCTGTCGGGGAACAACTCCCCTGCAAAACAGATGATCATGTTAGGCGCTCCGGGGGCAGTATGAGACAAGAAATTTTGACGCGGTCGTTTTCAGTCCCGATCCCAAACGGCGGGCACCAGTCTGTGCCGGTCACGCTGGGGGACACAGTGTGGTATTTCCACCGGGGAGATATGACAGCGAGACCCAGCGTGGCGACTGTCGTTGAGCTGTGTGATCAGGGACAGGTGAGTCTGACTGTGTGGGATCAGGGAACCAGTTCTTGGGTGTCAAAAACTGGCGTGTGCATTTTCGGCGACGAGCGGTTGACCAACGTTAATGTCCTTAACAGAGGGGTGTGGCTGCCGCGGGCGTTGTGGCCACAAATCATTGACACATGATCACATACGAACAGGTACAGCGTGCGCTGCTGGGGCCATTGGTGACGCAGTGGTCTGCCCGGCTACAGGCGGCAAAAGCGGCCAAGAGCCGTTTTGACACCTGCGCGCGCCTGTGCCGCAAGTTCTACGGGTCGGACCCGGGGGCTCAGTGGGGTGACGATGTTCGCAAGGAGTTCTACCCGCAAGTCCCCAAGCCGCAGTTTGCGATCTCCATAAACAAATCGTTTGAGCTTGTCTCGGTGATTGGGCCGAGCATGCTATGGCGTAACCCTCGGAGGCAAGTCCATTCGATAACACCGCCGTCCCAGACCGAGATACTCTCGCAGGTGTTTGGTGTTCAGGACGAAGCTTTTCTCCAGCAGATGCAGGCAATGGAGCAATCTCAGTCGGCGACTACCGCTGTGCGGGACAAGCTGTGTGAGAAAGTGCTTAACTACATGCTGGACTCGCACCCGACGGGCACGGCTTTAGCCGAAGCACAGCTCGTGGTCCAAGATGCGTTGGTGTCGGGCCTTGGCCTTTTGTGGACCGAAACCTACACTCACAGGGCTGACGGATCCCCTATGGTGGGCTCATTCGCCGGTCGGCAGGATGAGCTACTGATCGACCCGGACTGTCGCGACGCGACGCGAGCCTCAGCAAAGTGGATCTCGAGGACGCACGTCGAACCTGCGTGGGTGGTCGAGAGGCGTTTTGGTTACCCCCCGGGGTATTTAGCCGGAAAAGGCACCAGCGTGAGCGCGGAGTGGGCGTGGCAACAGAGCCAAGTCCAGCAATCCCATCAGTACTACCAAGACATGGTCGAATGGCACGAGGTCTGGAGTTGTGGCGGGATCGGCGCTCGTGTGCATGGGATAGACGCGGCCTTGGGTCAAGCGATGGATGAGGTCGCTGGGGAATACTGTTACATTGCGTTTACCAAAAACCTGCCTCACCCGTTGAATCTCCCCCCGACTCTGGTCGAACAAGCTCCTCCTGATGCGATCCGAGAAGCACTGCGGTGGAGGACATCTCGCTTTGGGAGCGTCTTCGAATGCTGGAAAGACCGCCGGTGGCCCTGTGAGTTCCTGGAGTTTTACCCGCTAGCCGGAAGTCCGTGGCCGATAGCGCCCTTGGCACCGGGCCTGCCCTACCTGTTGGCGATGAACATCCTGCTTGTCAGTCACCTGCAGATGAGCTACGACCGTCGAAGAGATATAATCGGCGTTTACGAGCACATGGCGCAGCAGGTCAACGAGGCGCTTAACAGCGAAGCCACACCCTGCGTTATCAAACTGACCTCAGCAGCTCAGCAGTCCATTTCTGAGGTGATGACGTACCTGCAGAGGCCCGCGGTCGGGGGCGACTTGTTGCAGTGGGTCGAGTACCTTGACAGGCAATTCCAGAAGGCCACTGGGCTTGACGACCTCAGCTACGGGATCGCAACAAAGCAATCCCGCGTAGTTGCTGATGTGCAGTTGCGACAACAAAAGAGTGCGGTCCGGCCAGACAAAATGGCGGAAGACGTTGCCGAATTCCTTCGCCGCGTCGCTACCAAAGAGCTGTGGTTGTGCGCTCAGTACGTAACCGGGGAGTCCCTGACTCCTCTGCTTGGCCCGTACGGTTCTCAGGTGTGGGAGCAGCAGGTCCGTGCTATCCCGTTTGAGCAGCTCGTCAGGCAGTTTGACGCTTCCGTCGAGGTCACGGAAATGCGGCGTCCCGACAACGACAAAGAGATCGCAGACCACGAGAGGATCCTTCCGTTCCTGCTGCCGGTGCTGCAGTCGTACGCTCAGACTACAGGGGACACCACGCCCCTGAACAATCTGACGCAACGGTATTTCAGTGCGATGCAGTTGAAAGACCCTGCCGCGTTTGTCATGCAGGGGTGGTCACAGCAGCCAGACCCGGCAGCGATGCAGTTGCAGCAGCAGATGACGGCGGCTCAGTTGGCGAAACTTGCAGCAGATACGGACGAAACCCGCGCCAAAACCACGGCCCGACTGGTGGATGCGAATTTCAAATCGCAGGGGGCTACTGCCCCGGCGATGCAGCGAATGCGGTTCGCCGAACTGCAGCACGCACAAAAGATGAGGCAGCAGGACGAGACCCACATTCAGAATCTGTTGTTCGCGCAAGAGCAAGCCGAAATGGAAAGGAATAACCGTGTCCAGTAAACCCCCACAGCGGTACAGTCGTTTGTCGGATCAGTCTGAGTTTGAGGCGGTGTGGGCCTGCGGGCCGGAAGCCGTGGCGTTCTTTGACACCATAGTAGCCCGCGAGGGCGTGCGTATGGCGGCCATGCTGGCGTGTCGGAAGGCCCCCACAACCGGGGTCGATGATCGCATGGTGATGGCGAACGAGGGCAATGTCGAGAAAACGTTCCGGGGTTGCCCTGAGATGTTGGCGCTGTACCGCAAAAACTACCGGGCAAAAACCGGCGAGGATTTGCCAGCCGACGCTGTGGTGTACCGCGGCCTGGTTGAGTACCCCGGGGACCCTCGTGCGGTCGTCACCCACAAAAACTCTCTGCAGAGTGTGCAGGAGTATGCTCGGGAGCGGGGCCGCGATGTGCAGGGCGACTGGGAAGTAGTCGGCGACCAAGTCACGC